AAGAAATACAGCTTCGCGGAGATTCCGACGGAGAAACAACAGTTCATTGATGAACTCTGTCCGCCTGAATCAGACGAGGAATGATGATGACCCCAGTAGACGCCGCCAAGTTGATCGGATGCTCGATCTCTTACTGCCGACTGTTGATCCGCACTAAGAAGCTTCGGGCGACCGTCAAGTATTTTCAAGGACGACCGTACTATGAAGTGAGTCAGCACGACGCTGAGAAGTTCAGAGACACTCCGAAGAAAGATCCACGAGGATGTCCTCGAGGTCAGAAACGCAAGACAGATCCATCAAGGAGAAAACAGAATGTCAAGTGACAAGATCGTCTCTCGCTATCGAGCGTTTGCTATCTCAGCGTCGATCTTCGCCATGGGTCAATTCGCTGCTGCGATGCCCACGATCTCAGAGAGCAGGCATAAGATGACCCGTGGCGGATCAACAAAGCACCTGCCAGGAGGTCGGAGAGGGATGAGTCAGCGTCAACGTCGAAAGCGCATCCGTCAAGGAATTCTGTGATGGACTACGAATTGCTCAGAGGTTTGTATGATGGGCCATCTGTCTCTTTGCCAAGAGAATACAAGATAGAAATGAAGCACATGTTGTTTTACAACCGTCTAGGCAACTGCTGCTTTATTTGGTGGGCTCCTGGCAGACTTGGCGATACGAAACTCGACGTTGAGCAGATGATTGGCAAACGTCACCCTCACTTTAGGAGATGACATCGTGTTCATCCCTTATTTTTGTCTCGAATATTTGGAGCAAACTGAAATGAAGAACAAAGCAATGTCTTTACAAGAGAAACGTGAACAGTTTGAGATGGCTGATCGATTTGGCAAATTGGAGATCGCCCTCAAGGAATTCAATTTGCAAAAATACCCAATCAGGAAATCTGATTCCTACTATGACAACATGTCTGTAAGATTCCATTGGGACGGTTCAGGATCGCTTTCAAGCGGGTCTTGTTTGTCAACGTTGCTGGAGTTTCAGGACTACAACGAGTTGATGGAGTATTTGATGAAACGAGTTGGTCACATTCTGCTCACTCCTCCTGAAGAACTCGTTGTAGAAGAAGATATTCCTGCTTAGGAGAAACTGCCATGGAAGGCAAAAGAAACAGCGACTGGATCATTGATATTGCTCTAGTCGCCTCTCTCGGATCGATCGTGTTGTGGTGTGTTATTTTCTCAAGCGTATGGAGTTGAACTATGTCCGTTGCTTATGTCTATGCCTCTCTTGGTTCTCAGCGTCTCGTGTTTGCCATCGTTCCTGACGTCATTAACCGTCGTGATGAGGAGGGGATGGTGAAAAGCTCTCGAATTCAAAAGGCTCTTGTGGCCGAGGCCAAGGGAATGGGGTACACCCGAGTCTACTGCTCCTCGATCCCAGACCGATCTGTCCCAACTCGCAACGAGATGAGGGGATGACCTATGGAGAAATTCAGGATATACGTGTTGGGAAGGTATCGTTGTGATATCTGGGCCAAAGACGAGTACAGTGCCTGCAAGAAGTTCGTTGACAACTGCTCCTACGTGATCTCGATCGAGGAGGTCTCAGCATACCAGCAAAGGCCAGTCACGAACGTCAGCCGAGGATTCTCGATGTTCAGTCCTGTCGGCTCATGAAACTTTTGTAGAAATTACAAAAACCCCTGCCAGAATCACTCTGCGCAGGGTTTTCTCATTTATTTTCAAAAATCTTCAAAATAGTTCACCAAGATTATTTACTTTTGCGAGAGAATAGCCGATAATCATTCCTGCAACAACATTCTTCTTTGCAGGAGCTTATCAGATGGCCGCCAGTCCTCTCTCGTTTGCGACTCTCATCTCGACGATTCTCGACGTTCTTGAGAAAGAACCCAAGACGTATTTTCGCCAAGACGCTCTCTGCAAAAAGGTCGAGGCGTTGACCTCTTACAAGTCCGCGACGATCGCCCTCGCCATCAAAACTCTCGTCGTCAGTGAGAGAATCTCCGGCACGATGAAAGGAGCTAAGGCAGTCAACGTTCGCTACAAGCCGCCGGTCGTGAGCTCAGATGAGGCGCAAGCTAAGTTCGACCAGCTCATGTCTGAGTGCGCCAAGAAGATCGTCGCGATGCAGGAGAGCTGCGCTGATCAAGTCGCTTCAATGCAGAAGCAGCTGGACTCAGTCAAAGGAAACATCGCTGAGATTCATCTGAAAGCTCCAACAGGTAAGACTGTCAAGATCACCAAAGGCCTGTTCCACGCGCAGTTCAAGAAGATCCTCGATCTTGCCACTGCCCGTCAGAACGTCTTCATCTACGGGCCCACAGGTTGTGGCAAGAGTCACATCTGTCACCAAGTCGCAGAAGCGCTCAATCTCAGATTCGCGTTCGTCTCTTGCACCTCAGGGATGTCTGAGGGAGTTCTCGGTGGACGTCTTCTTCCAGTCGGTAAATCAGGAACATTCGAGTACGTCATCTCCGAGTTCATCGACTGCTACGAGAACGGAGGCGTGTTCCTGCTCGACGAGATCGACGCCGCTGATCCGAACGTTCTTTTGCTCGTCAACGCCGCTCTCGCCAATGGTCACGTCGCTGTCCCCAATCGCCCGTCAAAACCTTACGCGAAGCGTCATGCAGATTTCGTCTGCGTCGCTGCGGCGAACACCGTGGGAACTGGAGCTGATCGACTCTACTCCGGTCGTAACAAGTTGGACGCCGCTACTCTCGACCGCTTCGCCATCGGCAAGGTTCTCATGGGATACGATGAACGCGTGGAAGCCGATCTGTGCCCTGACGCAGTCTTGCGAGAGAAGCTTCAGAAATACCGCAAAGCTATCCTCGAGCACCGACTCGAGCGTGCCATGTCCACGCGATTTATGCGTGACGCTTATAAGATGATGACCGAGTGCCAGTGGACCATGGCTGACATCGACGAGGCTTTCTTCTCAGGATGGCGCGCTGATGAGATCAATAAAGTCAAAGGATTCTGAGATCATCTTGCGCTTTACTGTGTACTTTGTCATTGTAAGTTATGATAATGTCCTCTGTCAACATCATCTCTTCAGGAGCGAGCAAGATGGAAGTTCTTAACAGCAACTCACATATCAAGACTTACGCGTGGAAGTTCTCCTCAGTTCAGGAGTATCTGGATCACGCTGACAAGTCTCAAGCAGATTTCCTCAATCACGGTCGAACGCAATTCGTCGGGGCAGATCTTCCAACTTGGGACTCTGCCATCGCGAAATACTCGGCTGTATGGGAGCATGGAGTTCAGACTGTCCAGCAATTTGTAGAGAAGCTTGAGTCTGCAGATCTTCCTGACGTCAAGAGTCATGCGCGACGAACCGTGTTTCATGAAGACGACGGCGATGAGATCTGCATCGACCGACTACGCTCAGGACAATCGTTTTGGAGAAAGTCGGAGAGACAAGTGACGATCGGACCAACAGAGGTGACCATCATCACCGACATGTCGACGTATAGTTCAGTCAGATCTGACGACGTCCTCTGGAGAGGCGCTGCTTCGATCGCGCTTGCTCATCTTCTCGAGTCAAAGGGATATCGTGTCGAGCTGTGGGCGGTCGACAAGTTCTTGACCACTCATCAGAAGCAGCACGTGATTGACGGAGTCTGCTTGAAGAGGACGAGCGACGCGCTCGACGTCAGCACTCTGTCTTCATTCGTCTCTAGCTGGTTCTTCAGGACTCTGAGCTTCGTCGTGAGAAAGACCTTCGCCGTCGTTGATCTCAAAGTGGTGCATGGACCAGATCATGGTTATCCTAGAGTCCCGACTGCGGCAGAACTTGACTACTTCTCGAGAGATGAGAACCGTATCTTCATCTCTGGAGTGTTCTCGTTCCATGATGCATTGAGTCTGATCAAGCACTCGCTAGAGCGATTATCCGACTCACGCGATTGAAAGATTAGTTTTTCAGATAAAAGAGCCCCGACTAGAAGAATTCTAGCGGGGTTTCTTCATTCTATAAGGTCGAGTTGGCCGAGGATGATAGAAGTATCAGATTTCCTAAAACTTGGTCAGAGATGATGAAATCCATGATCGAGGATGGTCATAGAGTGTTCACGAGGCGGTTGAAGAGCTTTGCCGCTGTCTCTACCTCGTCGAAAGCGTACTGATTGGGAGTCAGTGGAAGGTAGAACACGTTCTGAGAGGCAGTGTGAGCTTCCGTCCACGTCCAGAGAGGCTCTTTCATTCCGAGTCTGGGAGACTTCGCCAAGAACTCTAGCTGACGAGTCACCGGCTTGAATGACATTCTCGCTCCGCAGACCCTCATCGCCACCGCCATATCTTCTGCCCGATTCCTCAACCGATGACCATGAGGGAACTGGATGTCATAGACCCAGTTGACGTCTCGCTCTGTCATCCAGAACTCCTGAGAGATGAGAGAAGCATACAAGTCAACCATGTCCTCTCGCTTCTTCAAGTTGTTGTCGGCCTGAGCCAGCGACTGAAGGATGATCTCAGCATGAGCGTTCGACATCCTCGCGTTGAACCCTCCTGGCCTGTGGAGGAAATCGTGCTCTGAGTTGAATCCCATACAGCGTAGAGATCTCGCTCGGTCAGCAACTTCCTTCTCCTTGAAAGCAACCAGCCCTCCCTCTTCTCCACAGATGATCTTGTTCTTGTAGAAGCTCCAGCAATACGCTGCTGATCGGTAATCAGGATGAACTCCGTGAGCTTCTGCTAGGTCTTCAATCACCGGGATGTTGTGAAGGTTAGCCCAGTCAAACACCAGACTGTTCGCAGCTCGGCCATAAGTGGAGACGACGATGATGGCTGACACGTTCTGGTAGGGAGACTGAGGAAGGTTGTACTCCATGTCAGAAGCTGGTTCTTGGTAGTTGGTGATCTGGTCAGGCAACAGCTCTGGATCAATATTGAGCCTCTTCAGCTCGATGTCGATCGTCTTGACCTGTAGACCTGCCATCTTGACCGCTCGTGGGATAGCGATCATGCAGAACTCAGGGATCAGGACGGTGCTACCCTTGGGAAGTTGAAGAGCCTCGATCGCCAGCTGAATAGCTGACGTGCCAGAGCTACAAGCCACTGCGTTGTCGACTTGCGCCCACTCCTCAAACAAGTTCTCCAATCGTTCATACGCTTGCATCTTCTTCTGCTCCGTGTAGAGGCATCTTATCAAATCGTGGATTGAACGGTCCTTGCTTGATCTCGATCATCTCTAGATCGGCCAATGCTTGAAAGCCATGACCTCCCCTGAGAAGAATGAGAATGTCTCCGGCCACCGCAACGTCTGACCGTACTGGATCACCGTTCTCGCAGTAGAGATCGAACCTCAGTGAACCAGAGCAGATCAGCAGAGTCTCGGCAGTGTACTCAATGACCCTCTTCCGCGGGATATGCTTGTGAGCCTTGAACTCATGACCTTCCTGGTAGTTGAAGTATCCCACCTGTAGTTCTGTAAAAGGAGGAGTGAGGAATTGACAAGTGCCCTGTTCCCGAGGGACTTGTTTGCCATGTACCCAGATCGCCAGCAAATCTCCGTTCTTCTGGCTTCCCCAAATCTTTTCAATCACAGAATCTCTCCCTTGTCGTTGACGTTGTACTCAAGGATCAACACACGTTTGCTGATCTTCCTCATCTGCGCTAATTTGCTAGTCCACGATGATTCTCCTTCATTCTTGATCACCATCTCTCGGATCGAGACGCATACGCACCAGTCAAACTTCTTCAACGGGTTGTCTTGGTTCGGAACATAGGCGATTCTTGATAGATCATCGAGACGGCCAACGACGAAATCACAGTCAGGATGTTCCTTCCTCGCCAGCTCGATGAAGTCAGGAGAGAGATCGACGCCGAGATACTCTCCTCTCCATGTCGTAGGCATCAACCTCAATAGCCGACCATATCCACATCCGGCGTCAAGGATCGAGTCATTTGGCTTGAGGAGCTGAGCAAGTAATAGTCTGTGTACTGACTCGATCTTGCCCCACTCGTCGATATCCATCTTCATGATGATGTGGTGAGGATTGCTTGCGTTGTAGCAGGCTAGTCGATCTCTCCAGTAGGCTGGATCTGATATTGGTTCTACCATTTGCTTCGCTCCTTGAAGGTATTGACCAGCTGCTCACACCGATGACGATAGAGATTGTCCTTGAGAGTTCTCTCGTAAGCATTGACCCTGATCTCTTGCAACTTTGAATTGTCCATGTCCAAGAAGATCTCGATCATGTCGTCAAGATGGTCTCGATCGGCGTACATCAGAACTTCTTTTGAACTGTAGTGGTGTCTGAGATTTGAACAGTGAGGATGCAGCAGCAGACCGCCAAACCCAGAGATGAGGTAGACCCTATTTGACCAGTATCGATCAGTGCTTGGACCGTCTGGAGCGATGATGATCTTAGAGCTGGCGATGATGTTTGCGAGTTCTCGACCGTGCTTCCTGCTCTTATTGCCTCCTGCCCCTAACACCTGGAACCTATCACCCCAACGTTCTTGCAAATGAGCAATATGGTCTTCTCGCTGCTGTCCGTGTCGAGGAGTTCCTGTAAAGAGGATCGGAGCAACCTGTTGGTTAGGCTCTCCAAACCCTACATAACGTTCATCCGCTCCCTGCATCAACCAGCAGAGCTTTCCTGACTCATCTTGGTCAACCCAGTCTCCATCCGTGCAGAAGATAGTGTGACAGAACTTAGTGATCTGCTCCATCCAGTTGACTCTCAGCTCGCTCCTGGCTGCCAGCTTTGGTTCGTCAAACTTGACTTTGTCGAAGAACCAGCAGATGGTTGGAACACGCTTAGAGACAGCCTCAATGACCTCGTAGTTGTCATACTTATGGAACAAGCAGAAGTCAGCACGATGAGCGAGAGCGTTGTGTCCATTGAATTCCTGAATCCTTAGTACTTCATGGCCAAGTTGTTCCAGAGCATAGGCAATAGCAATCTCGTCTTCATTATCACAAGGAGTATGCTTGGCAATGTAGAGAATTTTCATAGTGAGAAAGCCTCCATGTACTGAGGTTTCAAGTTTTCCCAAGAGTAGGTTTTGGCAAACTCCTGGCCTGAGTAGGAGACATCCGAGATGTCTTGACCATACATCTCATCGATCCTGTTAGCGATGTGAAGAGGGTTGACGATTGCTTCATCAAACTCAAGGTAGCTCACTCCCACTCTCGCTCGGTTGTATCCGCTGACCTGGATGAGGTGTCTCAGTGGCAAGTAGAGATTGTTTGGACGACGATCAGTAGCAGCAACAGCCATTCCTGCCGCTCGTGCTTCCTGAAGAGGAAGAGACAGCCCGTTGAACTTCTCGGGGAACACAAAGACATCTCCGTCCTCCCAAAGCTTGTCATAGGGGATCGTGCCTGATGAGTAGTGAACGTCGACATTGGATGAGACTTTGGCAATCTCATTCTCAAACTCCTCGTTGAACTCTTGGCCCCTGATGATGATCTGCGCATCGCTCTTGATGTACTTGAGGGAATTGACGAGCTCTCTCGTTCCATTGCGTCCTAGCAGCCCTCCGTTGCCTGCGTTATGGACGAATACCTTTGCCTCAGTTCGTAGCTTCCAAGGCACGCTCACCGGCACTGGGATGTACCTGCAGTCTGGCTTGCTCTTGAAGTAGTCATAGTCCAACACGGAAGGACAGATCCAACGGTCAGGCTCATGAGGCATCACTTGAGGAGTGCACTCGTACATCGGCATGAAGACGACTGGTATGCCGAGTCTCTTCGCTGTAGGAATAAGAGTCCAGTCAAAAGGAGTCTCAAACACCAGCAGCACGTCGATCGTCTTCAGCCACTCGTGAGCGATCCTGTACCCGAGACGTTTGTCAATTCGGGGAGTCCCTTCTGGATACCAGTGAGTGTTGTTCTTCCTGCAGTGGTGGAGGTGAATACAGGGTTTGTTGACTACTCCGTTGTCAAAGAAGGATTTGGCCAAGATGCCCAACCCCTGTGTCGTACAATAAACGAATGCTCCAACGTTCATCAATCTTGCTCCATGAGTTCATTGAGATATTTCAACGCACCCTCTATGCGTCCTTTAATTATACGCTTTGCCCAGACCTCCAATTGATCTAGCTTTTCCCTTCGCTCGGGGCATCGACATGGCCGTCCCAGCCACTGGGCAACCCGTAGATCTGTGACACCAACACTTTGGAGTGCTCTGGTAATTTTTTCACTGAGCATACTAATTCCATTGCGTCAAAGGATTCTCCTGGGAAAGAAGCAGACGGTGGATAGATGGTCACGCCGTTCTTCTCGTGGCCCATGGTTGAGATCTTCCCGATGTGCTGCACCAGGCTGGGGTAGTGAACGTGCTCCTTGTATCCTACGTTGGTCATCGCTGTCACTACACCACCATCGATCGACTGATGCCCTCTCCGCTCATCCTGGAATCGTCTGGTGAGGTAGTCAGTGCTGAACAAGGCGCAGACAGCCTCTCGATCAAATACCAGGGCAAGTGCTCCCTTGCCTAGTTGATTGGAAGGGTAGAACCCAACGTGGTCTTTCGGTCGAAACCCTTTCTCACCGTCCTGCTCTTCCTCATTGACAGGAAACGTGTGTAGGTTCCAGTAGAACTTCTGCGCGTAGGTGCCATAGCTGAACGTGTCTAGGTACTGCTTGGTGTTCTTGCAGATGACGATGTCGTCCTGGAACACGGCAAATCGATTCGCAGCAGGGTCTCTCGTGTAGAGTTCGTAGAGAGCCAACGTCCAGTTCGCTGCTGTCCTGATCGTCGGGAAGTGGCACGTTGTCCGTAGTCCCAAGTGCCTGTACTCGCTGTCATCTCTCGCTCCATCGATGAACAGCCGCGGTTGGTCAAATCCTGCTTTCTCTAAGGTCTCCAAGGTGAAGGGAAGGGTAGTCTCTCTGCGAGACGGCACAGTCATTACTCCATAGCTCCAACGCAATTTATCGCTCCTCAATCGTAGGGGGTATCCATCCAGTGATCACTTTTGGCAGAGGAACAGCTCTGTTGAGAGCTTCCTGTCTCGCTCCACATCCGCAAGGCACTCCTGTCTTCTTCGACATGTACTTGACGATTGCACTGATTCCTGTCACCTTGGCAACGTAAGCGACAACGTCCCCCAGTCCTTTGGTAGGTCTTGGAACAGACGCTACTATTTTTTGAAACTCGCTTTCGGACAAGACTTTCATAGTGATGACGTATTTGAATCTCAATTGGGCAATTAGTTGAGGGTTGTTTCCTGGGGCTTGTCTTAGAAAATTATGAATCTGTTCTGTGTACTTAGGATTGTTTGGGAGATTAACAACTTGAATTGGTTCCTGAGACATGTTCCTTCCTTTAGTGGTCATAGTTTGGATACACAGTTTGAACGTAGGTGCCGCAGCCAGTTCCAGGGTGTAGCGCATTGTCGCAGCCACTAGGACAGCTATCTAGAGCTGTTAGAATTAGGTTTGTTGGCCATATGCTTCTGTAGTCTAATGGAGTTCCAGGCTCAGCAACATCAACAGGAGAGTATTCAGCAATGGTTTGGTAAAATCCTCCTCCCTTGCAAGAGAAGTCTACTGACTTATATTGTAGATGTACGTTATCAACAATTGAGAAAACTCCTCCTGCTGCTATCCATTGAACTGTCAGATTCGTTATGTCTAACATTGTGTAAGGTTCTGGAGACCCGTAAGGATAGTGAGTGAGTATCCATTGCGTGAAAGGTTTATTAAATCCTGCGCTTTGAGATCTATCGTTTCGTGAGTTGCAGGTGTAAGAGGGGGATCCAAGCGTTCCAAGACTTGACATTGGTGGAAATAGAATACTGTCTGGGTAAGTTTGATCTATTGCGAGCGTAAACGTGTGTCCTGAGTAAGTAAACGAAGTTGGTAGAGGAGTGTTTCCCCCCATCCATGAAAGATTAAAACAAGTGTAAAGGCAGCAAGTGGTAGCATGCCTGACGATAGGATTGAGACACGTATTGCATAGTAGAGCAGAGTTTGCTGGAACCTTGCTAGGTTTTGAAGTGTAGATGATCGAGCTACACCTGGAGTTGAACTTGTTGTCAGCGACGAATTCAATCTCTTTTACCATGTGATCTCCAAACTGTATGTCGTGATCGAGCAGGCTCCACCGCCTGTAGATGCTCCAACATCTAGGGCCAATGGCACGATCGTTCCGCTTTCAAACACTGGAGGAGATCCAGAGAGGGTGTAGACGCAAAGCACAGAGACTCCATCATTGTATTGCAAAGTTGGTTCTGACAGTAAGCTCGGATCGTCGACGCAAGGGCAGGTGAAGAACCCGTATAGATTCTCTCCGAAGATCTTTTGATATCCTCCATAACCTGTATCATAGTCTACATCAAACTCAGTCACTCCGTCGAGAGCACTGTCAAGCACTACATGGATTGTCCTGGGCCACTCTCCGCAGCTGCCAGGAATCTCAGGAACGAAAGGAGCAAGACAAGTTGAGCAATTTATACAAGGAGCTTCGCTGGTCGCGTTGGGAAGCAGTTCATCTGCGAAACAGTCGCAACACCTGTAAACTGTAAAATTACTGGAGATGTTAGGATACACTGTATAAGCGTCAACAACTCTCATCCAGACTGGACATCGAAAATCCAGAGTTGGAATCGTTGGTTTGAATATCATCACCATCTCCCGTTGATGAAGTAGTTTTCTTCAGTAGGGTCATTACCACCAGAGCCACCTTCGTGAACACAGTGGAAAGCTGGAGTATCGAAACAGGAGAAAAAGTTGTGTCCGTAAATCATTCCATTGCCTTGAAAGTGGGTTATTGTCTCCCACTCCCAACTTCCTCTCAGAGGTCTTGGGCTGATTGAGCAAGCTGGAGGAGATCCTGAATGAACTGTCGCATAGTGGGTTCGACTGTTGTCCCACATGTCAATACCTACGCAGCCAGTTGGTACTCCTGCATGTAATGGAAATACCAAAAATATGCCAACAGTTCCTATACCTGTATTGCTACAAGGATCGTAAGTTACAGGAGTGACATAAGAAAATGTCCAGTTTCCTCCTGTCACTGCTCCGGTGAGGGTGAATACATAGCTTGATGAGTAGTAGTAGTTGAAGCTGTGCTCAAAAAAATCTGTAGTGACATATACTGGCTGATCAACGCTTGCCGGAGCACTCTCTTGTATACAGATGCTTCCCCAGCTCGGTTGAAGGCAGACGTTACACTTCAGAGCACTGTTATCAGGAGCTTCGTGAGCTTTGTCAGGAATGAGATTGATGTCACAGAGAAAGTTGTCGATGAACGCTGGTTTGAATCCAAGATAGTTGCTCACTATGGTCTCCTACAGGTCAAGAATGTTGGGACCACTGATGTAAGTCAACACGACTGACGTTGTCTCTGGAGTCGCTCCGATCGTGAACACCCACTGATACACAGCGTCATCGCTCGTTCCAGTGCCTGTTCCTGTGCCGGTTGAGATAGACACCAGGTCTCCTTTCCAGACACATCCGCTGTCCCAGATCAAGTAGTGGTCTCCTCCAAGCTCGGAGTATCCATACACGTAAGTTCCAGGATTGAACAACCAGGTGAATGGAGCACCGTCAGGACAGTTAGAGCACATCGCAACCGTCACTGTCGCCTGAGCTGGAGTGATGCAGTTATAACAGTTACACTGCCCAAAGTAAGTCGCACCGCCACCTCCTGAGGAAGTACTAGAGCCTCCGAGACCGCAGACCCATTTGCCGTACTTCTCTCGATGGATCAACACCCAACCGGCCGATACCGTCGATCCTCCCAGGTTGTAGACTGGGTAGGCAATATCGGAGACAGGTTTCAACAACCCAGTGTCCATCTCGATCAAGTAGATATTACACAGCAGAGAGTGCGGGGAGTAGTCTGTCCCTGTTCCAGTCGCTGTCTCAGTCACTGCAGGAATCGAGCCATTGGCCTTTGCGATGTAGACCTCTGTCGTGCCTTGTAGATGATTGTCTGGTGCGACGCTCCTGGTGAACGAGTTCTGTCTCTTCTGGATATCCAAGAACTGCTTGATCGTGTTGCGGTCTTTTTCTGTCAGATAAAACATCTTCTCTGTCATGATTCACCTTGGAAATGCTTGGAGAGTGAACTTGGCCTTGCCGTTGAGACAACGAACAAAGAACTTGGCAGAAGGTTTTGGAGTCGCTCGGAGTGTCTCTGAGGGAAGGACAACCAGCCCGGTCTCCTCGATGGTCTCGTCAAAGTAGACGCCCAGCTCAATGTGCTTGCTGTTGGAGGTGGCTCTCATCTCTTCCGTGGGGATGACCTGACTGAACTTTCCCTCGTTATTGCGGACAATAAAAAGGCTCACGTTGTCAGTCAGCCACCCGAAGTCGAGAGGCGTCCATTCCTTGTCAGCAGTGAGGTTGCGGACATAAGGTTGCTCGGGGTCTTCTCCCTCTTCAACGTCAGTGAGGACTCTCAACACATTGTTGGAGAACTGCTGAGGATCTTCGTTGGGTGCCTGGAAGTAGACAGTCTCAACGATCGTCAGCTTCACCAACGGTTTTGACTCGTTGAATACGGCAGGCATCACTCCCTGTTCGGTGAAGTGAAGATTCTCGGGATTTGGTAGCTGGTCCACTTGATTGCTCCTTTCAAGTGAGGTGGGGTTGGTCATTTATCAAACGCATAGAACGCGAGGTTCACCGTGGCCGTGTTCGCCAATGCTGCGAGATTGTTCAGGGTTCTGCTTAGAGGAATAGGAACTGCTTGTCCTGGCAGCAACTCTATCATTGGGTAGAAAGCCGCAGAGACGATGAGACCGATGGAGACATAGTTTGTCGCATCTTGATTCATCGCCCAAGCCCACCCAGGAGTAGCGAGAGCTGTCAAGCTGATTGCTGTTCCCCCTGCTGTGGTAGGAATCGCCACGACGCCAATGATTGGACCTTTGGCCGTGGACTGAGTTGCGTTGAACCCCTCAATTGGGGCTTTGAAGGCTACATTGCCATTGATGAGGTTGAATCCGCACCGTACTTGAATCGTGCCTGCCATGTTTTCTCCTCAGAGAGAAGTTGGGATGTTGAGTAAAGTGAAATCTGCTTCGCTGTATCGCTCGATCTTGATCTGTCCCATTGGTCCAGTACTACCACCGCTGGTCCCTGTTCCGAGGTTCAAGGTAGTTCCTGCAGGGAGTCCATAACCGTTCAGAACCACCGTAGCAGGATTGCCAGCGATGTCGACATACCTCATGAAGTGCTGCGGATTGGTTCTATCGGCTCCTCGTGAGACGACGTAGGCACCGGTGGTCGTGTTCCACTGTCCCTTGAGCACCATTGTTCCGAAGTCACCGACATAGCGATCGAACGTGTTGAAGTTGATGTCGAAGTTGAGAGTGCGGGTGTAGTAGTAGCTACAGGTTCCAACTGTCTTTCGCTCCCATGTCGGCTCACTGAGCTTGATACACCGGGCAGGTAGTCCCCAGAGAGGGTAGGCATTGACACAATCGACCATCGCAGAGAATGTAGGCAGGTCAAGGCTCAATACGTTCTGCTCGATACGAACTGTTGGCCGGTTTGCGTCGAATTCGGTGTCTGGGCCTCTCAACAGCTCCAACGCAGAGTTGGTGAGGAAGTTGCCAAACCGATCGTAGCGATACTCCTGCGTGTACTTGACAAAGCTGCCACTGATCTTCATCGGCTCTTGCATTGGATCTTGTACAGGAGTGTCGTTGCATCGGATGAGAGGTTTGGTGGAGAACTTCTGAGCCACCGTCCAGAGGTATCCTGGCATACCCTCCTGGACACCGTGCATAGTGACCTTGAGAGTTGGGTAGCAGTATGCCCATTGATCCGAGTCATTACCGATGTTCCATGTTGATCCAACTGTAGGAAGTCCTGGACAGTTCATCACGACGTTTGGACCATCGAGAGTGTCTGTCGTTCTTACCAACCAGACGAGTTCGTACTCAGTGAAAGTCTGATCGTCTCGACTTCCCGACCAACTCCTAGGTCCAACTAATGTAGCAGTCACAGGTTTGCTCCTTCTAAGGTGACACCTGATTTATTGTTGTCTGATTTGGTGTTCTCTGCGATCGTCTTCAAGAACTCAACGATCTTCTGCTGTGTGTTGTTGTCTGCCGGCTTGACGTTCGTCGAAGCAGGACTGGTCAAAGTAACTGGAATCGGAGATCGGTCTTCTGAGCTATCTTTCTTGCGTCTTTCTCTAGGCTCTTCAACAGACTTAGGTTCTTCAGGCATCTCAAAGTCAAATCCAGAAGTACTGCTGCCGTCTGCCCCGTAAGTCGATTGGACAGGAGTAGACTCTTCTGCTGGTAGATGATCTTCAAATCCTGCGTATCGGCTATATCTGGTATTCTCGGGATGACCAAATTCATTCTTAGGCTCTCCAAAATCACCACCAGAAGTCTCTCCTGAGGAAGAATCAGATGTCGGGTCAAAGTCAAACCCCGAGGTCACGCTGCCATCGATATGGTGTGTTGGAATGTTCTCAGGAGGCAAGTGGAAGTCTCCTCCAGACACTTCTCCGTCATCATACTCCGTGTTGTCTTTTCCAACCATCCATTCTTCTTCCACCATCTTGGGGAATGTGTTCTGGAACAGTTTGCTAGCCGATTTCAGACCGTTGTCCATGTCGACGAGGAAGGTTTTGACCCCTCTCATCATTGGACCACCGGCCAGAGTCGTCTCGTTCTGCTCTTTGGCATCTTTCCCTATCTTGGCGAATGCGTCTGTCTGCTCTGATTGGTCCAGTTTTGTCTTGGCCTCTTTCTGATCAGCCTTGGCGAGAGCTTCTTGTCGTAGTCTCTTGTTTCGAGCAAGGTTGTCCTCTCTCTTGGGAGGAAGGTTGAGACCGAATGGATTGTTTGGCTGGGGGCCTTCTCCCTCATAGGCCATGTCCTGGTAATCGTCCGCTGTTGGACCTTTCTTCTTGCCAGCCTTCTTCTTGCTCTTGGTGGCCGGCATCTCGGGAATACTCGCCAACTGAGTCTGCTTCCCTCGCAAGTAAGCATAGAGCTGATCATAATATCCGGCACTACCAACCAATGCTCCCTTCATCTGGTCAGCTCCGTGTTGAGCACCAGCAGCGAGGTTAGCACCGATCGTCTTGCCGAGATCCAGAGAGGACTTCTCGATCTTGGAGTTGTCAAACCCAGGAAGATCAAACTTGCTCAGTCCTTGCTTCTCTTTCTTGTAGTTCTCAAATCCGTCCTTGACGACTTTGCCTGCGTTCTCTGCTGCTTTCTTGAGCTGTAGCTCTGTCTCTCCGATGACTCGATCTGGGATCTTGAAGCTGTCTCCGAACACGTCGAGAACCTGTTTGCGGTATTCTTCAACCTCTTTCTTGCGTTCATCGAACAGTTTGATGTCTCCACCCTCTCTGGCAACTCGGGCAATCTCTTTGATCATCCAAACAACGTCACCAACTATGATGTCAACTTCCATTCCTACTAAGGTGGACATGTACTCAAAGGTCTTTTTCCAGTCTTTGAGAAACCATCCGATGACCTCAGGAATAACTGTCTTGAACACGTAGACAACTTGATTTCCAAGCTTGACGATATTGTAGGAAGCACCTGCCGTAGCAGCAGCCCAGACCGTGGAGAAGTCCGTGATAGTGTACGCAGCAAACCAGATCGCTTCAACGACGTATTTCTTGATCCCCTCATAGACAGGTTTCAACCATCCCACCAGCCCTTTTGCTCCGTGTTGAGCTGACTCCATAAAGGATACCGCAGCAACTCCGGCAGCAATCCAGGCAGTCGTCATGACAGGTACCATCGCCGCAAGACTTCCTACCAGTCCAATCACCGGCCCAAGCCCAACAGCAATACTTGACACAATCACGATCGTCGTCTTCATCTCGTCACTGAGACCGTTCCAGATGTTTGTTGCGATCTGAATACCTGTAGTGAATCCTTTCCACAAGCTCTCCAAAGTAGGAGCAACGTACTCGTAGATCCCTTTGGCCTGCTTGATGAAGTAGTCAGTCCACTTCTCCAATGGCTTCTGAGAGTCCTGCACGAAGTTGCTTACCCTGAGGAGAAGACCCTTGAGATCAATCGCGTCGATGACATGCTGCGAGAGCCTCTTGAGCTGGATCTGTACGTTGTCAGTGAGCGTGGACCAGAGACCGCCGAGAGATTTGGATTGCTTCTCCAAGAGTCCATCGAACTGACCGCCAGCAGCTGACGCATCCTGGAATGCCTTCATCACCATCTGCGTAGTGATCCGGCCATGCTCCATCTCTTGCTTGAGAGCCGCCATGCTCTTGCCAGTCGTCTTGGCGATCTGCTGTAGAGGATTGAAGCCAGCGTTGACCATCTGCATGAGGTCTTGCCCCATGAGACGGCCAGCTGCTGACATCTGACCAAAGGCGAGAGACATGTGCTGGAATCTCTCGTTGTCTCCTCCAGTCGCATTACCAAGAGCCTTCAACATCGGCATCACGTTGTCACCCGCAACACCGAACTGAAGGAGGGTCTTGGCTGCTTGTTGGATGCCTGCTGTCTGCAAAGGAGTATCGGCCGCAAATCTCTCGATCTGAGCCATCATCTTGGCAGCCTTATCAGCATCGTGAAGCATGACACCGAACTGGATCTGAGCTTGTTCTGCATCCCTGGCAAGCTTGACCCCTAGTCCGATCGCACCAGCGGCAGAGGCGATACCCAGCAGAGAGGTCAGCTGCATTTTCAGCGAACTGATCGTCATCTGGGCATGATTAGTGATGCTGTTGCCGAACTTCGTCACTTGCTGAACCTGAGCTGCGATCTGGTTCGTGACTTGGTTGGTTGTCGTCTCTGCCTGCTTCATCATGTTGAGATAGCTGCTGCCGTCCCCCAGGAGCTGGAACATCATCTGGTCTAACATCTTGTCTCACTCCTAACATGGGGAACAGAATAGCCTTGTCCCTGGCTGCCATCTCTGCTATCGTCAACTGTTTGACCTTAGGTTTTTTCCAAGTCAACCGGAACATCTTGAGGGTGATGGAGTCTGGGTCTTTTCGGAAGAGTCTACAAACGTGCATTGCGATCTGCATGAGGTAGTAATCCGTCCTTGAAGGTCTCTCCCAGTTCTGCTTCAGTCTCTCCATCCACATCAAGTACTGTCTGTGAGTTGTCTTTTCCATCACCTCGTTCAGCGTAGTATGAAGGTGCTCGGCCAAACCGATCCAACCCTCATACTGCTTCAATCGTTTTTTGCTGTCTCCTGCTGAGCTTTTGCTTCCTTGGATACTTCCTCAGGAGTCTTGGCCGTCGACACTAGCTCTGACACCCGAGTCACCCAGTCATACATCGGCATGAGGAATCGATCTGGAATCTTGGAGATCTCCTCTGCGGGGATGAGGTTGTCTCCCTTCTCATCATAGATGCATTTGCAGAGCAGTACAAGCTGTAGGTTTCCCACCGCTCCGAGGGAGACTGGCTTGCCTTCGCTGCTCATCGTGACGCCTGACAGCTGGGCATTTCTCCATGCTGCGGTCGCCGCTCCACTGGCTTCCTTCAACATGTACTTCTTGCCGCTCGGCATCTTGACGATCTTGTACTGTTCGGTCATGTCGCTGAAGTCAAGAACGTCGTCAAATTCTTTAGCCATTGTATTTGCTCCATTCGTCGATTCAAAAAGAAAAGAGCCATCCATGGCCCTTGATGTATTCCCTCGTCATGAGGGATCAAAGGATCAGGTACCAGAGACAGAGACAATATGAGGAGCAGCTTCACTCCAATCAGATGGGTCAATGTTCGTGGTGACGATCGTACATGTCGCCTCAGGTTGTTGACCTTGGGCGATTTCAGCAGGGTCAAACGTCTTCAAGTACCCAAACACGCTGACAGTCGATCCATCGGCGAACTGGAACGTGACACAGCCTGTCTTCGCGTTGATCAGAGACTGGATCGAGCTGTAGGCATTCGGATCGTAAGCACATTTGAAGGTGCTCTCACCAACATCGATCAACGATTGGGGAATCTTGGTCTTGAACGTCGCATTATGCATCGTCGTCTGGTCAACTGGGTCTCCCCCTTCCATTGAAGGAGGTTTGACCGTCTTGATCCAGAGTTCGATCGTGGCGTTGAGAGAGAAGGCAATTCTTGTAGAATAACCGTCTCTCAACATCTTGCCGCTAGGAGTTCCCAAAGCGGTTACAGTAGGAGTCCCCATTCTTGTTTCCTTTAACTTAATTGAGTGAGGGAGATAGTAACATTGAGCGTGAAGATCGTCCTCTTGGTTGCCGAGACTTCCTTGCCAAGGCTCAGAATCGTTCCTGATCGGCTGACAGCATGGATGAGATAGCTGCTGACCTCTGTTCCCGTCCCGACTGGATCGCTGACGTGAACGATCGTCTGACGGATCACCTCATCCACGATGTATTGCAAATGTCTGATCTTTTCGTTTGCCAGTGCTGAGGAGGATGACCTGACCTTGATTTGAACTCCTGGGTGTTCGATGACCTCCCCTCCCGACTGAATCCGACCTTGAACAGTTCCCACTGTGTCATACAAGGTGATGCAGTTGTCTGGAGAGTCCACTTCTTGCCACACGAATATCGGCCAGCTCCCTCCTGGAGACGAACCCCCACCGGCGTCAATCAACGCTTGAGCTAGGACATCGGCAGGGGCATTCGTCAATCGCATCATTCACCTCAGCTTTGGGGATTCAAAGCAGCATGAGCAGCCTTGATAGCATCCAGATCAGCCTGGAGCTGAGTCGTGTCAACGGAAGGGGGCAACGAGTCGATCTGCGCCTGCAGCGAGGCAACCGTGTCGGTCAATCCACCGATCTTGGCTTCCACGTCTGACTTGTAAGAGGCAAACTCGTCTCGGATCTCATTTGCAAGCTTGTTCACTTCATCCATAATCATTCTCCTGATAGTGTGTTTACTGATTTGCGGTCCCCAGAGAGCAAACCTGAGGAATTCAACGAGATTCAAGGATCACCACCTCTCTGTTTGCAAAAGAGACATGCTTCATCCTTTCAGCGGGGGCAGATCCCTCCTGGACAGTTCGTCTGAACTCGGTAGTAGGTACGTGTCGAATAGCTCTGTGTCGATGGTCCTTGAGTCGCTCGGGGAGCAACCGAGACGTAGACACGAGCTTGAGGAGCAGGGGCAACCCGCCGAACAACCGTCACACGGCTGTGATGGGTATGTCGGCGATGACCTGCCTCAACAGTTCCAGCAAAGCAAAACAAAAACAGAGACAGCAAAGCATACTTCATTTCGGATTCTCCCACATATCTGAGGCAGTCGGATCGGTCTGTTTTTTCACGGCCACAACATGAGGCACGTCAGACTTTTTAAGGTGCGTTGTCGAGTGATCATCTTGATTGTTCACGGTGATCGTTGAAGCCCTGTTGACCTGGATCACTGGTTGTGCTGGAGGTTTTGGTTCATCCTTGTCGCTTCCTCTTAGCTTCTGTAATACGTCAAGCAGCGGTTTTGGTACTGGCACTCCAGCCCTGGCAGCGTTCTCGGTGATTGAGATTGCCTCTGTGACGATGAAAGCCATTGCGATCATTTTCGACAGAGGGATACCGCCAGCATAAGGCTCAAGCACCGCCCCTACCCCGATGAGAAGCAAGTTGATGACCTTCCTGATCATCCCATGCTGACTCACTGTTGAGCTGACGGTCTTGGTGATGATCGCTGCACAGAGTCCGATTGCGACATCTAGCAGAATCATCAGAAACAAAATGCCCACGACTGGGTACTTGTTGTGAAAGGTCATCAACCATTGCACAATCGAGTCCATCGGAATTTCCATCACGTCCCCTGTTGCAGTTTTTACATTGTGTAGTCTCACAAGTTCACACTCCTCATGTGGCACCATCCATGGATGCGGTTGAGAGCTTCTCTGTCGTGCTCGTAAGGTTTCACAGCAAGATAGGAGAGCCCATGGTCTTCAACGAGGTGCCTCACAGTCGTATATCCAAGACGAGACTCAACCCAGGAACTGCCGAATCCAATCCGGCATCTTGGGGTCGCTGCTGTCTTTTGTTTTGTGGAGACCTTGCTCAACTTCCTGGTCCTGTCAAACTCCTCAATCAGGAATCTAGGGCCATTCCAGCCTTCTAACAGCCAGTCAGAATCATCTCCTTTCGGTTCAGTCGAACCCTTGCTAGGCCAGACAAAACAAGGATGGATCTTGCCTCTCTTGGGAAGCTCTCCAGAGGAGAACCAAAGGATGTCAAACGGTGGATTCAGCTTCTCGATTTCTTTCTCAAGCTTAGATCGTTCCTCAGGGCTGTTCGTATAGCCATGGACGAGGGTTTTCTTCTCAGGAGAGGCTCCAGGAACCTCACTCGAACTCCTAGGTTGATCTCTCTGACCATCGGATCTCTCGAATGGTAATTTCCTCTCTAGAGGTTCTTGAGGGGTTCTAGGAATGAATTTCGGAGCCGACGGACGATCATCTTCGTCCTCCCACTGAAGCACGAAGTTCTTCTTGACCGTCTTCCCGAGCTCAAGGACTTCCGCCGTACCTTTGTCTGGAGCCATCAAGACGATCCGTTGGAGGGTAGGATGAAAGGTCATCCCCCATTTCTTGACCGCGATGATCGGAAATGGCTTCAAGAAAGTGATGATCCCGCCAGACTCTGTCAGATTCCAGCAGATGGAAGCCCCAGGAGGAATCGTGATCGTCATGTCTGGCTGAACGATCTTGAGCTCTTCCTTCAACGTCGCCGTGTTCGTCGCTCCCAGGTACCGGAAAAGACTCTCAACAACGTTCTTGCCGTCGCTCGCCTCTGCGGAGATGACGATGGTGGACTCTTGATCAGCTTTCGCCTGGATCGGAGTAGGAGTCACCTGCTTCTTGACAGGAGCTGGCTGAGCCTTTTTCTGAGGAGAAGCAGTTGGTTGAAGACAGCCCACGATCAGCAACAGAGGGAGCAGGAGCAGCAGATCAAGCTTGTTGTTCTTCATCGTTGAACTCCTTTCTGTCTGATGGATTGAACGGGTCAATTGGCTTGGCCTTGAAGTTGGCGATGTCATTGAGCCAGTCCCAAGGTTGAGCCTTGACTTCCTTCTCGGCGACGTCGATGTTGGTCACGGCCAGAGCACCATACTTGCTGTTTTGGAGGATCGTCTGGACAACGTTCGGGTGAATCGCGATCCGTCGCCTCTTGCCCCAGCCCTCGTGGCTGTTGTGCATCAGAGGATAGCGAACACCGTTGATCGTTCTCCAACCAAAGAACATCAGAGCATGACCACCTCTGAACCGTCCTGAAGGGACATAGTTGAGAGTGTCAATGTCCTTGAGCTGGTCCCATCCGGTGTACCAGTCCATGCCGAATCCAACCGCAGTGCGACCACTGACAAGAGCATTGTCAAGGTCTTTGTACGTTCGGATGTTTGGAACAATACTCTTGATGTGACGTTGTTTGGCGTCTTCAACAGCGACGGTTGGCAACTTGCTTGAGTAGTTCTTTCGGTAGAACGCGTCAATACTCATGTTGCTTGGAACGTTGCTGTTTGGATAGGGCAGCGTCTTCTCGCCTGCTTCACCGTACTTTATCGAAGCTCGGAGAGATCCGGCGATGCTGGCCCCTGACGCCTGACTTGCATCTCCGTCCATCATCATATCAGTGATTGCGGCGTAGTACTCACTCACGTCGATCTGCTGACCCTTGGTGGTCAACCAGTACAACACTCGGAAGATGCCGCATCTCATGAACGCGTGACAGAACGGCCATACCCCTTGAACTGCCTGGATGAACCAGTCAGGGTCAAGAGTTGCAGGAATAGCAAAGGCAGGAGGAGTCGAGCAAGGCAAAGCTCCGTCAGCGAGGGTCATCGCCAACATCGCCTCATCGTGCATCTTCTCTAGGTCGGGCAACCAGCCAAGGTTGTTATCGAGTGCCATAGCCTTTTGCTACCTCCTTCCATACATCAGACAGTTCTGCACTGTTTCGAAGAGTCTTGCCGTCCTCCTCGTAGATATTCTTGTGGATCTCTTGCATGATGATCGTCGCTGACTTTGTCGAGATCTTGTCGTGATTCTCTACCCAAAGCTTTCTCTGGTCTGCCTCATTGTTCGTGAGAGCAACTTGGTTGGCCAGAGCAACATGAGCTTCTCGATCCTCGTCTAGAGCCTGTCGAATGACAGAGCTCAAAGAGGTATCAAGAGCAGGAGGGACAGGGGAGGTCTGTTGCTGCTGTAAGCAACCGCATACCATCAATACCCATCCGAGAAGTAACAACAACGTGGAGCATCGTTGGTTCTTCATCGTGTCCCTCCTGCTGTCTTGAGAAGATTCTCAGCTGCATCAGCGTACATACGATGACGCATCTTTTGTATCAGCACGTCCACAGTCTCTTCCTGAGAAGAAGGCACCGGTGGTTCAGCCTTGAGCACCACGGCAGCTTGACCAGTCGTTGATCTCCATCCCACGACCAGGGCAATCAGTGCTCCAACGATCGCTGCTCCCAGTCCTGCATATCCTTGGTTCCAGTTCGCTGGATTGTCAAGAGCCTGTTTGGTGAGGATCATGACGGTTGTCCAGTAGAACAAGTAGAATCCAGCACAGGCCAGTAAGATCCCTCCCACTACCCCGAGCTTGGACCAGTTCACTACGTCTCGAAATTTGATGTCTTGTTGCATTTGCTGCTCCATTAGTTTCAGATCACGTTTGACCAGCTCGATTACTCTGCTGGGGGAAGCTCCATCTTGTCCATTTCGATAAAAAGCTCAAGCACCGCATCCACTTCTTGGAGAAATGGGTTGAACTTGTCGAAAGGTTTTGGCAGGTCTTTTCCAGCGTGGATGATCTTGTGGATCAAGTTCAGGGCGAGAACACCCTTGCTCCCAAACAGAGTTCCAAACGTGTCCACCAACTTCAGTGCTGCGTCGAAATTGAAATTCATGACAAGCTCCCTTATTCCGCTGACGAGTAACACGCTGCGACTACGTTGTCATCAGCGTTCATTGCTTTCAGTAAACTGGCTTTCGCCACTGCTTCGATCTGCTCATCGGTCAATTCGACTCTCTTGTGTCTTGCCGCCTTCATGGTCTGTCTGACGGCAGGTCTCATGACCCTCTTGGAGAAGTTCTCTCCGTCATACTCTCCCCGCAAATAGCTCTTGGCCGATTCTTGACTTGGATAGCACATCGTGAACAGTTTGTAGATGTAGTAGATCAACTCTGCGCCAATCAGAATCTCGGTGAGTATTCCGGTCTTGTGTAAGTCTTCTGCCACCTCTGTCGCCATCGCTTTGAGTTCTTGGCTCATTCTTTGATCCTTGTAAACGCACTCGCTCTCAGGTTGCCGGTGTCTACAGGGACAAGCTTCTGGCTCTCTCCCTGCAGCTTGAGTCCAGCAACGTACAGTGCTTGCTCCAGTGTCTGTCCCCTGTTCAGCCTATCCTTGACGATCTGCGCCAGCTCAGCTTGCATCTCTCTCGCTGGCTGTTCCAAGTATTTGGCTTGTCCTCCATTTGGGTGATTTGCCTCAAGGTTCTCATGAACGTAGATCGCATATTGAGCCGTGTATCCAACGATGACCGCTGGATCTGGCTTGAATCCGAGGAAGCTCTTGACGTGGTTCTTGATCGAGTTGAAGAACCCGTTTTTGTTCTTGATGACGACTTGTACGTTGTTCTTCATCACAATCCTTTCTTGATCTTGGCGATGCCTTCGATCATGGTGATCGTGTCTGAACCCTGTACAAATCGGATCTGGTACTTCACGTTGTCACAAGGCTCAAGAGCCAATGTATCTGTGGTAGTGATGTCTCCAAAAGTCACTTCCTGAGGAGAAGCAGAGATGGTTGGAGAGACCGCCAGATCATCCTCGTAGTCTGCGATCCTCAAGTGAGCTACCGTGCCGACCACCGCTGGATTGTTGACGTTGAACTTGAGCGAGGTGCCCTTGGCGACTGTGTAAGAGTCTCCTGTCGTCAGCTCAAGCTGATCTCCTTCCTCGTTCAAAGGACTCTGAACTGTCAGCGTAGTGCCGCTCAGTCCTGCCAAGACATCAGCTGCGATGCCAGAGCTGTCGATCGTCGAGTTGACGCTGTGATCGGAGTTGACCTTGAGAGGGTTAGTGCCTCCGTCGACAAATAGCAGATCTGCCGTGGTTCCAGCGATCACGTTGGCGTCTGGCAGCAAGTCTACCGTTGACTGTAGGGTCTGAACATCGTCGTGGGTATTCTGGATCAGTCCGATCACTGTCGTGCCTTGAGTTCCTCCCCAGACCTCTGCAGCGTTCTCAACGGCAGTGGGTATATCAAGGCTAGAGGCAATCGGATTTCCGTCTTGATCAAGCACCCAGACCTTGCCAGCGGTCATGACGAGGGCAGACGGTATACGTTCAGCGATGTCAGCTGTCTGAGCGTGAATGTTCTGCACGCTTGCTGGAGTAGCAGCGTTCAAGCTCGTCTTCATCGCAGCAGTGAAATCTCCACTGGTCGGGGCATTCGTGAGATTGGTGATCGTTCCAGCGGTGATGTTAGTCGTGGACGCTGGACTGTTAGGAATCAGATCCGTTCTCGCCTTGATACCTAGCGTCAGTGTTCCAACCGCGTCAAGAGTCGTCTGAGAAGCTGGATCGATAGGCAAGTGGTCTGTAGCGACCTTGATCGCGTTCGTGACCGCTGCCGTAGATAGACCGCTCTGGATAGCTGCAACCGCTGTCGCGTTGGGAGAGTTGACGAGATCCATCTGATTGCCTGCTTGAGCAGCTGTCTTGGCGGCGTCATAGGCAGCCGTCAGAGCAAATCCTGTCTTGTCGCTCACAGTGACTGCTGGAGTCGCACTGTTGAGACTCGTCTTCATCGTTGCCGTGAAGTCACCTGAGGTAGGAGCGTTGGTCAAGTTCGTCACCGTCGTGATCGTTCCTGCGGTGATATTGGTAGGAGTCGCCAGGCCAGTCTGCATCTTCGTGACAGCGGCAGCGGACAATCCGGCAGCAGTGATCCAGTCAGTTGTGATCGCTGGAAGATTGGTAAGATTTGTAACTGTCGTAATTGTTCCTGCAGTGATGTTCGTTGGGGTAGCGAGTCCTGCTTGAATTTTAGTCACAGCAGAAGCAGCAACACCTGTTCCGGTCAACCAGTCCGTCGTGATGGCCGGCAGAGTGGTCAGCGTCGTCACAGTCGGGATAGTGACTCCTGTCTGCGTAGGTTGGAGCAACAATCGTCCAGAAGAGTCAATATTCTCATAGGACCAGTAAGCAGACAGAGGAACACCGACAGCGACAAAGGCAGGAGTACCAGTTGCGCTACCTCCAGCGACCCAAGGACCAAGCTCGCCTGGAGTGTTGCCTGTTGAAGTCCAGTAGTTCGTTCCCAATGACCCCATCGCTGTGGAGATCACGTAGCGAGTGTTGGAGGAGTCATACCACAAGAAAAACGAACCACTGGTGTAGTAAGGTCGGCCATTGAACAGCGTTCCACCGATGTTCCACGTGCCGGCAGTAGTCGGGGATGTTGTTCCGGTCGAGATCAGCCATGAACCGTAGAGCAGAGATCGAGTAGCAGCGTTCATGCTAGTGGCTGCATCGAACGTGCCAGCAGCGATCTGAGCGTTGAGGTAAGCAACGCCAGCCGATGGAGTACCAGTCGAGAGATCTCCCTCGCAAGATCCATACTGGAATTCTCGTTCCTGCTGAGTAGGAGTCGCTCCTGAGTTGGTGATCACTGCGATGTAGATACCGCCAACGGTGAATCCTGCGAGAGAAGAAAGAGCAACTGTCCAGATGCCGGTGTTGGTCGTTGAGTTATTTCCTGTACGATGAGTCATCGCCAGGGTCTCGGTCGTCAACGCTGTCGTCTTGAACGTGTTGTCATTGAAGTCATAGCTCTTGATTGTTCCATCAGACTGAAGCTCGTAGATCTTGAGGCTGGTAGTGCCCGAGGTGACGATCGCATTGGAGGAATCTTTCAACGAAGCACGGAAGACAATCGCTGTCCCTGTCTGTCGTACGTCGATACCCTTGAATCCTGTATTGGCCATCTTAGAGTTGTCCTCCAGTCTTGATTCCGAAGATGGTCAACTTGCCACCAGTGAATGTCTTGTAACCTTTCAGCCCGCTTGCTGAAGTGTAGTACGCTGTCGCTCTGAACGCTGTGATGTAGGCTGAATCGTGAGTCCCTTGCATCGCTCCGGCAACTGCGAATCCGATCGTGTCTGAACCAACGAGAGTGAGACCCCAGGTATCTGCCGCTCCTCCGATGTCCACTGACCATCCACCAGTGCCAACCGGCCAGCCAACCCCCAATACAACTTTGTCATTTCCACTGACCGTCCCGTTCTTTGACAGCTTGAGGTGGAAGTCCTGACAAGGACCATCTCCGTTGTCGTCTGTGCTGAACCGTCGAAAAGCTGCCACAATCCCGTCGATATTGTCTGTCGCGGTGAGTCCGAAATTGATGACGCCGACAAGATAGTGGCTGGAGAAGTTGATCCCTGCACCAGTGACTGTCGCTCTTGTAGCGTCATTGGTGTTGTTGCCAACAGCATTGCTAGGATTGGACCAAGTAAGAGTTCCAACCCCAGTGACATCTGAGACAGAGGAAGCATATTTAAGACCTGTATTTGCCACGTCAAGGAGTCCATTCTGCTACCATCTTCTTGATCAGTGCTGGATCTGGATCGTCTGAACCGATGACTGCGTTGAGCTGTCCCATGAAGTCTGTGGTCTGTTGTTTGTGTAGGTTTCTCGTTCTCACCTCTCCAACCTGCTCCAAGGTAGGCTCAGGGACTCCCCATTCCTCCCAAAGCGTGCGAGGGACGATTCCCATCGCCTTGAGCTTATTGACAGTGTCTTCTGACCAATTGCCGATCTTCGCCAGATCGTCGATGCTCTTCTGCCACTCTGGATCGGCCCAGTCTTCGCCATATGAGCAAAGCTTGACGTAGAAGGCATCAACGAGAGGATCTTGCTCAGCGACAGCTTTGATCGTCCCAAGGACTAGCCTTGTCTCATCTTTGCCAATCGCTAACACGATCGCTGCGACAGTCTGCAGTTCTCGGTTCTCCACTGGAGTCCCTGGATTGTTACCAAAAGCAACTGCCTCTTGGTCAGAGAGGTTAGCGAATTCTGCTTGTTTCAAAGCTTCTTCAAGGGTCATGATTATCCTGTCACTGTCGGAAGTGCTGTTGAAAGTCTCATCACGGTCACTGACCTCTCTGATATCCTGCCTTTGATGTCGGGGATCTGGTTGAACGAGATCACCTGTCTCAAATCCTTTGGGTCGCTTGGCACGTCTACTAGCTTTCCGAGCCAGAGGATGCTGTCAACTGGAATCACACGATCAACTTTTATGCTGCCAGTTGACTTGATCGCACCTGATTGAGGGTCGATCCTCTCTCCCGTGGTCTCCTCCCACCTGCATCTGATCTCAACAGGAGCAGCAAGAGTGTTCTCACCAAATCGGTTCACACCGTTGGGAGTCCATAACACTGCTCTCTGTTTGAGACTGGCGACTTCCGGTGAAGGCATTATGTCTGCGCTCCTGTGTCGTAGGCAAGAGAGGTCAGCGTGGCTTTCCTCTTGTATCCTGTCAGTGCCTCTTGGTTACGTCGAGCAAGAACTCCAGTGAAGTCCAAGGTCATCGCGGTCTGCCCGTACTGTGTCGATTGGAAACACATTGCGGTCTGGCCTTGGAAATTTCCACTGGAGGCTCCTGTATTCTTGCTCTGGTACAGCTGGTCTGAGTGGGCATAGAAGTGAGCTGAGAGCCACCTCTCCACCACCTCCAAATTCGTCGCCGTCATCAGATCATCTGGATCATTGTCCGCGATGAAGTCAACCAGGATGCTTGCTGTGTCGACGAATTTGGAGATGTCAGGATTGTTCAACGAGTCATAGTTGCTCCCGAGGATAGCGATCACATGCGCGGGGGTAGTTCTTGCCATGGCCTTCTCCTCAGGAAACAACTAGGAACGGTACATCAAACAGTCTGGAGCTTGCTCTGCAGAATCTTGAGGATGTCTGCTTTGCTCTTGGCTCCACTGAGGTCGATCTCTTCCTCAGCAGCGTAGTCTCGCAGTTCTTTCTCAGTCATTGAGCTCAACGTGTCCGAGGACATGCTTGGAATCTCTTGCGACTGGATCACTTGACCCTTGTTTCGGTTTGCGGCTACAACATCGAAGTTGTCTGGCAGACGCATGAACTTGTCAGCACCGAATCGTTCCACCAGCTTGGGATCTGAACTCTCAAAATAGTCTCCCTCGTGGTAGGTGACAGTGTTGACCGTCTCACCAACTTTTCCTTCGTTCGTGATGCTGACCATCTCTGCGTGACGTCCAACAACCACTTGATACTTGTAAGTCTTTGCCATGATAGCTCCTGAGGAAAATAACACTTGAACAGGTGCCTGGATTGCGTCGAATCAATCTCTTGCCTTGACCCTTGGAGTAACAGGGATTGCAGGCCGAACCCAGTATTCTACAGGCACTCACTAGTGGTAGCGAAACCCTAGATCACGTCAATATCAGGCACAGGTGCCGTGAACGATACCACAGCTACCATAATGGTCAGCTCGCAGCTGAGGCACTTGGATCGCCATGACCTTGAAGTTCAACTGCATGCCGCCCTTGGACTCCCACTGAACGGTAGTGATGTCCATCCCGTTGACCGCTCGTGCGACATCAGGAGTCATCTGGACCAGGACGAACGTGAACGGGTTCAAGTTGTTGTACTTGTCCGCGTTGTTGTTCTGGGTAGGAGCTGTCGAGAACATGAAGTCAAGACGACGAACATCGGTGATCTCGTCGATCGCTCGCAGACGATTACGCAGCGTCTGTGTCGCAACGTTTCCGCCTGTCAGGATGTAGTCGTTGTCAAGGTACTTGTCCCAATCGTTCGAATGGTACAGCATGAACGGACCAAAGAACTTGTTGGCCTTGGCAAGATCCAGCAGAGCCAGAACGTCAGCCAGGGTCATCGATGCCGTGTAGCTTCCAGTGGTGGCTGGATTGCGCATCGAAGCGTAGGTCAGACGTGGCGTGAAGTTGGTGTAACCGTACACCTGACTGGTTCGACCATAGCTGCCTGCGGTGTTCGTTCCACCGTAGGTGATGCCCGTGTTCGTACCAATCGTGGTCTTCTCGATCATCTCTGCGACACGTCGTCCAGCGACTTCAGCCATGGTGCTGTTCAACGGCATTCCCAGATTACGGGAGGCAGCCAGCTTACGAGCACTGATCGTGAAGTCCATGTGGGTGATCGGCAGAGGCAGACCTTGCAGCTGGAACGCTGGTTGATCTGTTCGTCCGGCAGCCAGACCGTCCATGTCGACGATCGCTTCGCCAGGATCACTCATGGTCTCATGTTCGAGAATGGTCGTGCCCATCCCGTTGAAACCGCCAAAGCTGTTGGCCGCAGCCAAGTCAGCCCAAGCACGCAGTCGATAGCGAGCAGCACGCAGGACTTGTTCGTCCAGCTTGATCCACTCTTCCTTGCGGAGAGACGTGGCGTTGAAGACTGGAGAATTGATCCCATTGGCGATCAGCTCTCGGACTTCGACAACCTCTCGTCCACCACGACCATTGCTGACCAAGCAGCAAGCTCGATTGTTTTCGTCGATGAACGGCCGGAGCAGGCCAGCGTCAAACCGGACTCCCTCCAACATTTGAGCAGCCGCTCCATGGCCTTGTCCGTTCAGAATAAAGTCTTGAGTTAACACTTATGCAATCTCCTCTTGAAGGTTTTGTAGTTGTGAAAAGGGTTTAGGACTTCATCGCCAGGCACAGAGCATCTGCAGCAGGATCGGTCTGGGTCTCAAGCAGGGTGAACTGCGAGATGTTCGCCGACGTGGACTGGACGATGAACTTGCCGCTGCCGTTCTCGGCATAGACTCGATCACCGATAGCATGGTCATCCCCTGTTCCTGCCACGTCCTTCAACAGGATGTTCATCAGCTCGCCAGGGAGAGGACAGTACATGTAGCAACGCTTGCCGCTGACATACGCGTCAGAGACCGTCGCACCTTGCAGCTCATCCGGCAAGAGGATCGCACAGAGGCGAGGATCACCAGAAGTTCCAGGAGTATAAACCTCCCAAGTGAAGACTCCAGCCACCATCTCGACGGCAGCCTTGATCTGCATCATGACACCCGGTTTGGGAGTCCCGTAGATGATCCCTTCAAGGAATGTACCTTTTGGATCGGCAGAAGCGATAATTCCAGCACCAGCAGCCATTTCAATCTCCCATATCTGAGAAGGTTATTTGTAAACAGTCAACGAGACGTTCGTCAGACTGGGGTTAGTTTCGACGGCTGTTTGCCGCCAGTTCCTTGTAGTCGATCTTTGGAGGAGTCATCTCTTCGATCGTCTTCTTGTCCGCATCGGCGTTGCGGGTCAGCACTTGAGCTGCCGGTGCTCCTTGCGCTCCCAGGTAGGAAGCCACAGACCGAGCTTGTGCGTTGGCAGTCGGCTGAGGAATCGCTGCGAGGATGTCCTGGAGCTGATCAGGTTTCATCTCTTGGAAGATCGCGATCTGTCGAGCTTTGACAGCTTCATCCTTGACGTTTGCGGTCAACTGGAGAATCAAGTCAGCCTTGTGCTTGTTGACGATGTTCTCGCTGTTGACGACTGCTTCCTGGACATCCTTTGGAGCGATGCTCATGAACTGTTCTCGGGTCAAACCCTTGAGAGCGTTCAAGACAGCTTCCTGGGTCAGCGGAGCAGGTGCTTCTGGTTTCTTTTCGCCATCGGCCATTTCGTTTTCCTTGTTATCAGTGAGTTTGGAATCGTCCTGATCGGCGTCAGGCTCTTTATCATCGCCATCGAGCTCAGGCTCTTTGGGTTTCTTCTTTGAGTTTGCTACTAGCTCTCGCAGAGTCTCATCGCTGAACTGATTCAGCACTTTCTTGTCATTCTCGTCGAACACGTTGTCTTGACAGGAGCAGTTAGCGACCAACGTATTGATCACCGTCTCTCGTTCTTCCTGAGAAAGAGACAAAGATACGTTGTCTGGCTCCTCTTCGTTTGTTGTGGGCTTTTTAGCTTCATGAAAGTAAACTGAGTGAGACAGTGCAGACCCAGGTTTCTGAGGATGAATACTGATTTGATTGCCGTGCTCATCCGAGTGGTAAGTACCTTTGCCGATCTTCTCTGTCTTAGCAGTGAATCCTCTCGCAGCGATGTAAGCTTTAGCAGCATCAATCAGATGCTCGCTCTTGCTATGGAGACCAAGTTGTCCTTTAACCCCGTTAGCCAGTCCTCCACGATCGACAGACTCTCCAAGAATTTTCAGCTTGTTTTGGTGAGCTGGAGCAGATACACCAGAGGCTCCTATTTTTGCCAAAAAGTGATCTCGCATCTCAGAAGCTTTCACGCCTCTTGTAAATTTGCCGGAAATCACTTGAAACTTGCCACCCCCAGGATGAGGACCAGATCCAGGACCACCGTTGGTAGTAATCCCAAGCATCTCTCCAAGCTTCTGCCAGAGAGATTGTTTTTCTGTATTGTCAGTCATCTCTGACTCTTTTTGATTGTGAACAATGCCAAAATGCTGGTTAAGATGTTTTGCGACAGATTTTTTAAGAGCGTCCGCGACGTCATGACCTTCCCCTACTTTGGAGAATGCTTTATGTTCTAAAGTGGGTGGAGCTGTCAAGAATTTTCCAAAATCTGGGTTAGTGGTAGACACAACTGCGACCTGCTTAGTTTTAGTCGTATCCCGCTGGTGCCCTGATTTTTTGTAGATCGTCGATGTACTCAAATGCACTTCATGACCAGATTCTGTGTGTTTCCATATCTTCTTGCCAGTGGTATCGTGAACTAGAGAGTATCCGCCTTTATGAGGCCCACTGCCCGGTCCACCGTTGTCAACCATCTCTTCGTTGTTGGTGGTCTTGAGTTTGGCAGCCTCTCGATGCATTGCGGCAGCCGTGGTGTGTTCTTCAACCGCTTGAGCGTGTTTGCCAGATTTGTCTTCTCCCGACGCAACTCGACGAGAGTGGAAGCTGACTGCCAGAGAATGATAATGAGCAGCTTTTTCATGATCACCTGCTTCCGAAGATTTCAGAGCATTGCGGTGAGGAGGTTCATGCCCGAGATGAGTCACTCCTGAGTTTGCTTTAACTGATTTCTGGTTTGCCCTGTAGGATTGAGCTTGAGCAGAAGACTTTGCGTGAGTGTACTGGTTGATCCCTTGAGGGTTTGAATTCGTCTCAAGCTGATTCATAACAAATTCCCTCTCGCCTCTCGGCATGAAGATGGTGTTGGTGGTCAGTTTCTTCAATGTCTTAGCAAATTGAGCAGTGTCAATGTTATTTTCTTTATTCACGAGCACTCCACAGCCATCGTTGATGGAGCAAGCACCGATCTGGTCTGGGAGGATCGCAAGATGGTCTGGACGATAGTTCCTGGCGATGTGCTGGTACATCCTGCCGTTATGGGTCGCACCCCAAGGGGCAGGAGTGTTGTCGGTGAACAGTCCAGTGCTGAGCTCGATCGGATTGCCAGAGGTCAACGAGGAGTACACCCGAGAGTCAACCAGCTGAGTTCTCTTAGCGTCGAACCAGCCTTCAGCGATCAGCCGACCATTCTTGCCGAGTCGAGCGTTCTTGACCACTCCAAGACCAGACTTCTCGATGACGCCTGGATGCTTGGCTGAGACGTTCTGACCGTCGATGACAGGATGGTACAGCACCAAAGGCATACCGTTCCACTTGTCAACACACTTGGCGACTTCTTCGGGAGGGTAGTACAGAGCACCCTTGCTACCGTTGAGCACGCCAGGCACAATAAGAGAAAGCGGAGCAACAAGGTAGTCTTTGCCACCAACTGTTCTCCGCTGTACTCTACTGATTGCGAGATTTGCAATGAAGGTTTCCATGAGGGCAGTAAATACCCTCTACAACCTGTTATCCGAAACTCCTTCCTGAGAAGAAAAAATCTAATAATCAGCCGTCGTCCGCAGCAATCAATATCACCATTCTGTGGAATCTTTTCCAGTACCTTCGCTCGGTGGTGATAGTCCTTCCTACAGGCTCTAGCTTCTTTCGAAGATTGCAGATCACATATGACACGTCTTCCTTGTCCCGCGTCTCATCATTGAAGCATTCTGCGAGTTCTTCTCTTGTGTGAAATCTTCCATCACTTAGTACAGCGAGCATCCTGGACTCTAGAGGAGTAAATCCAGCCAAGTTCTTGTCCTTTATTTGAAGAAGTTCTTGAGCTTGGTCCAAGTTGACTCAGGTGATTTGGACTTTTTAGGCTCTGGAGTTGTTTCAGGTTCTCCCTCATCATCCTCCAAAACATCAGAGTCCACCACAGGCCGAAAGCAGCATCGACAGCAGACGTGTACAGGAATGACACCCCTGGCCTTTTCTAGAGTGTACTTCTTGCCATTCAGCTTCTGGCAGATCGGACAAGCACCCTTATGAGCAGCAGCGAACTCAACCTGAACGCCGACGTGAGAGACTCCCATCCTCTCTAGCTCATCGAGCTGTCCTTCAGCATGAGCCCTGATGGTCTCGGTCTGAGCGATCATCCTTGCTCTGTTCTTGCCGATGCCATCTACCTTGTCATTGATGTTCTTAGCGATCTGTTTAGGGTTCATCCCTTGAGTCAGACCGTCCGTCAGCTCTCGACTGATCTGCTGGGCCATCGCATCCGTGACACCCTTGAGCTCAGTGAACACCCTCGCTGCTAGTACCTCGACTCTCTCCTCAGAGACCGGGTTGTTGAACGCCTGCTTCAAGAACTGGTAGTGGGGAGTTGTTCTGTCAACGTTCTTGAAATCGTCAAAGACCCTTCCTTGGCCTTTTCTGAATCCGTCGATGATGTACTTTCGCCACCAGCTTCTTTCACCGTCTGCCAGGAGCAAGATCGAGACCTGCTGCTTGAGCCATTGCTGAAAGGCAGCGAGCTGTTGGGCAGTAGATTGAAAACTGAAGCCGGCATTGAGAACCACGTGCGGCGTCTTGACCAGTCCAAAGCAGTCCTCCTCAACGATGAGTTTGTTGATTCGTTTCTGTAGCTCAGTGAACTTCCTGTTGAAATCTCCCGTCCACGCTTTCCGTAGCGTCACCGTCCTTGTAGGGTCTAATCTTCCTGGAAACTTGGGTTTTGCTTTTGTTTTCAATGTGTTCCTATCTTGTAACGTCTACCAAGGTAGAAGGCATTGCTGCTCATGATCCTCTCCAATTCATTGCCGTTAGTTTGAGGAGGCTCTTTGATTCGTTCTCGTTGTATCTCGGCACATCGCTCTGCTATCTCTTCTGGTGTAGGGTCTGGTTGTCCTATTTGACCTTTGTACCCACCGTTGTAGCCCGATTTATTACCCATCAGTCATCTCTCCGACAATAGCATTCATCAGTACCGTCCTGACCACAAAAAGGACAGTGAGGAAAATAATGGCGAATGAACAACAGACGCTGCTCATCTGACAGAGCTTTGAAAACAAAGGAGGATGCGGTGATCACAAATTTGCTTCCAAACTTTGCCATGAACTCTGCAGCGATCTTCCAACGTTCTTGAGCTTCTTCAGACAGTTGTTCCCAAGGATCAGGTTTGCGATCACCCATCCAGACCTTCGCGTTGGTAGCGAAATACTGTTCATATTCTTCTTTCGGAGACAGCATCATTCCCCCTGTTGGGCTTGTTCTTGTTGCGCTGCTTGTTCTTCTTCAACTGAAGGCATCGGTCTGCCGTACTCGTCGACAGGATTATCAGGATCAGGCAGCGTTGCTGATTCTGCTGGTTCTTGAGACATCGCGTTCTCGACGATCTGTTCAGCCAAGGCAGAGTCGAGACCCATGACGTTGACCAGGAAGTCCTTGAGCACACACACTTGTTCAAGACCACCGCTGACGTAGGCAGCAAGAGCTTGAGTGAACTGTAGCGCGACCGTTGCCTTCTCCGTCTCGGTAAGGGTATCGATCTGAGGCCACTTTACAGTATAACCGTTTTCTTCAGCAGGTTCTGGCAGCACTCCTACCTTGATGAGTCGATCGAAGAAGGGAACGATCACTCTCGGCACGAGGTACATGTACTGTCGGAACTTGATTCTCATGCCCCAGGTCTTGTCGTCCTGAGAAGAAGCAAGCTCACCTCGTTCCGACCCCATGAAGATGCGTTGGGGAATACCGATCTCAATACACACTCCCTGCAATTGAGTGTCGATCTGCGGCGTAGGGTCCACGACTTGAGGTGCGAGCGTTTTTGCGGACATGCCCGTCGTGAGCAAGAACCTCTGCAGATCGTTCTGCCACTCGTACATCTGGGCTCTGATTGAGTCGTGATCGACTTGAACCTCTCCCCCAAGCTGAGGATGAGTCTCAAAACTGATCCCAGGGAAAGCACCCTTCCAGTACATCTCTGCCGATCCACCGTAGAGCTTGGCGATGTCTAACAAACGATGCAAAGAGCACTGCATGCGAGGATACCCAAAGATCTCGCTGCTGCCGAGACGATCGGCAACGTGGAGCACTCGACTCCAGTGAACCATCAGCGTCGCCATTGGCAGGCCGACACCGCTGTGTTGATTGCGAGGATCATTGAACGTGATTCGGTACATCACTGGGAGACCGAACCTTGGACTGTAGACGTTCGCCTCATACCGCACGATCTGTACCAGCGATTCATCAAACGCTCGCAGGAAGATCAGCTTGCGTCGCTCTCCTTTCTTGAGAGGTTTTGCCGGCATGTAAGGGGCAAACTGCGTCCCTGTGTACTGCGCGTCTGTCCCTTGAATCGAGCGAGGGATCGGCAAAGGCTCTTTCTGGTCCTGGTCAAACCCTTGGATCGTCGCTACGTCACCAGAATCGACGTTCTCCAGCCCTGGAACCGGCTGCTCAAGAGAAAGTCCATCATCGAACCCGAACAGCAGCACGCCAAATCGTCCGATGCCAGACAGCTCATCGACCCGTTTCAGCATCTCCCAGATCGGCGTAATGTTCTCATCCTTGTACCAGCTGTCTCCTCGTAAGTTCTTAGAGAGATCGAGCACACCCTGCTCAAACTCAGTGATGTTCTCCTCATCTTCATCCTCATAGATCGTCGGCTGTTCCTGCCAGCATTCCTGAGGAAGAACATTGACCACCCGTGTCGCAATACCCTCTGAATCGTACAAGTTTCGGTAGAAGTCTGGATCGACCGTCCTGACGTCTGGATAACCGCATTCCTTGTTGAGATCCCTCCTTGGATCTAAGAACTGCTGCATGAACTGCGTTCTCGTCTGTAGAACATTGTTCGTGATCTCGACAAACCTCGCCTTGAGAGCATCGAGTTCCTTCTGCTGCTCTACGTTCAACGTGGGCTGAGGCTGTCCGTTGCCTTGGCCGGTCTTTCTATTCGTCATCAAGTTGCCTTAGAAAACACAATCACAAATGCAATGAGTGCCATTGCGAGCATTATCAGTCAGTCTCGATTTGAAGGCCAAAAGTAGATTCTAAAAACATAATACATCCCAAATAGCAGTATCAATGTTTGGCAAATCTCAGATACAGCTTCATCGCTCATAGTGCCCTCGCTATAAATACCTTTTTAGGATTGAGCATCGCGTAAGTTGCCAACACCGCAGAGTCAGCTTCATCTGGCGAGCATCCAAGGAGTTCGGTAAGGGTATCCTCCTTAGATTTTGGATCACGTTTGTTCTTAGGAAGCAGGTATATGCGACCCTCCCCATCGTAACGTAGTGGAATTGGGCGTAGTTGCCTGAGAAGTTCTTCAAACTGTTCTGGTATCCCATATCCTTGCTCCAACAATAGACGAAAGATGTGATACATCTCCGCTCGTCTGTTCTTGTAGATATACCGAACTTCCTTCTCATCGATCTTCTCCGCCGATGGTCGATAACCTCGTGCTGCTTGAGTGTTCGCTAGGGGATCAGTGGCCGGCTCTCCGAAAGCAACCGCTCTTACATTATACCCTAAGGCTCTGAGCCGATCAACGTGTTGCTTTCCTCCCCCTCCCGAGTCAAAGCAGACCATCTCGGCAGGCACTCCGAACTCTCTCATCAGAGCGATCGTCGTGTTGGGTATCACATCTGTGTCCGGTGTCTTGTAAGCTCTCTGGAATACGAGTCCTTTCTTACCTGCTCCAGTCCACACCGTGTCGTCTCCCCCTTCAGCTGGATCACAGCCGATCGAGATGCACTTGTTGTCCTGCGGCGACAGAGTCCTCGCGATAGCATTGGCGGTGACCAGCCAAGCAGGAGGAAACATCTTGACCTCGGCGCCCTCGTAGAACTCTGCGTTGAGAGAGACCATCTGCTTGATCTCGTCCCAGGTCTCGAGGTTCTTCTGGTACTCTTGCCAGCTCTTCACTCCTGGGAGCAGGATCTCACCCGTAGGCTCAATCCCTTTTCGGATCTGAGTCAGCGCATACTTGACGTTTGGAGAGTCCGTAGCCTTGATCCTGAGCACCTTACGATAGCATCTCTTTCCGTCCTTGGAGTACGAGTCGCCGGCGTTCGTCCCCTTGTAGAAGAAGTTGTTGCACGGGTAGCAGTTACCGATGATGAAGACTCTCTTGGCCCAAGTCAGCGCCTTGTCATAGTATAAGTTCGGCACCGCAGATGCCTCGTCGACCATGAACAGCGTCTTTGGGATGAGGTCAGGTCTCAGGTCTTTCGGGTCAGTGGCGTGGTGCCCTAGAAATCCTGAGCCGTCGTCGCTGGCCACTCGTCCCAGCAGATAGCTGATCCCGCACTCCTTGCCGTCGACGATCTTCTTGAGCTTCTTGTCGTTGACGACGATGAACCCTCCCTGGTCCACTGTCAGCGCCACGACGCTCGTGTTGAGGAAGTTTCTGATCTCCCCCCACAACACTGCGCTGAGCTGAGTGTCATCGACAGATGTCGTGACCACTCTCACCGGATGGCGGCTGTAGAAAAACCAAAGAGCACCCAGCCCGGCGATGAAGTCTTTGCCGAGTTGGTTGCCCGCAGGACATATCGTCTCATCATTGTCTCTCAGAGAGTACAGCAGCTCCTTCTGCTTGTCGTAGAGAGTGATGTGAGGCCAACACGTGTTGATGAATCGTATAGGGTCAATGACGTCAATCAACAGTCTTTTCTCCTGAGGAAGAGGCATCTAGCCGCCAGTCCACGAAAGAGGACACGATGCATACCGCAAACACCCCGTACCAGTTACAGCAGATAAACGCCACAGGCAAGCAAAGGTACAGCACCCAGATCGTAGCGACGAGCCAGACAAAGTAGTTGAGATTTCTCATTACATCAATCCTAACCATTTGTTGAAGTTGACCAGCAGCGTCGTCCCGATGATGACTACCTGTAACATCACAAGGAGGGCGATGAGAAAGCAGACAGCGTTCAACGTCGCATCAGCGGCAATTTCAAGCTTGTCCCAGAGGTATTCCTTGACGCTGAGTCTGTACCTTGTATAGCGTTCTCGTATCATCAGGCCCACCCCATCCAGCGGTTGAACATTGTTAGATAATGGCATGCGATGATCATCGATTCACTCGCGAACAATGTTCCTAGGATTCCTAGCACTAGAAATTTCAAAATCTCAGTTATCTTCACTTCGATGTCTCCCACAACGACTACAGCGCCAAGACCAGATCGAGCAACGTATCAAGCACTTCCAACAGATCCAGCTGCGATACCGGTTCATCCTACTCTCCGATGGATTTGAAGTCTGACATCACCAAGTTAGTCTCGTACTCTCCGCAAGCTGGTTCCTCCTTTTTGACGCCTGCTCGTAAACTGATTGAGCCCACTCCTCCTTGAACATTCATAGGGAACACCGAGGGAGGATACCTGAAGCATACTCCCTGTCCTGGAGAACCTCCTTGTAGAACTGATCCTGGCTTGAAGAACACGCACGTCTCACAAGTATTCATTCTAGCACTCCGCAAGGTGAACCGTCGAGATTATACCAATCAGCCAGTAGCTGTGGTCCTGTGATGTCTTTGCTTCCAGTCAATACAGCAGCATTTCCAGCAGCGATGACGAGCACGTGATCTTGGTAGTGCTTGTTCACGATGATCTTTCCTACCAACTTCTTCATCTCAGCAGTGTTGTACGGTCTGAGCGTTTTCACTGGCTTGATTCGGTAATCGTACATGTCGAAGTTCCAGCAAGGATCAACAACATCAACCCAATTAAGGTTGCTTTTGCTTCTTGACTGAATTGTTTTTCCTTCTGCGAACGCCTCAACGACTTTGAGCTGTTCTCGTAGCTCGTTGATCTTCTCATAGGTATTTACTTTGACCATTTTCTTTGCTCCTCTTTTGACGTAAGTAAAAGGTAGGCTATAGTGGGAAGTTTCCAACAACACTTTGCGAGCTTCTTGCTCAGTCAGGATGCGGCCTACACCAGCGAGGTCTACCTGTTCAAGATGCCACTCTGTCCCATAGCCAAGGGTAGAAATGACCTTTACCATTCTCTGCTCCAGTCTTTTGAAATGTTCTCGCACCAGCTGGCGTCTTCTGACAGCAAACCAATGTCCGCTTACTATCATGCTCACTCTTTTGACGGATACTCTTTATCAAACCGTTCTTCGATACGTCTCTTAGCGACTTCAAAATTGACTGCAAAGTTATCAGTTTTTGACAAGTACACTCGGCAGACCGGATTAGAGACACCGTCGACAAAAGGGGAGGAGATAGGATAAAGAGCCATCATCAACACGACTTCCTTCTCAACCTTTCTCTCTATCACTCCAAACTCTACCCATCTACCATTGCGCTGGTACACTTCGTCAGAGACTATATCCTCTTTGTCAACAAACTGTTGTATCGTTCCTGGCTTTGTCTCGGTCATTGCTCCTCCAGGGGTTTGTCAGGTAATCTCTCAAGCTCTATTATACGCTCATTCAGAGGGTCTTTCTCTTGCGGCCTACCGTACAGCGTGGCAGGGTCGATCACGATCGTGTTCGTGGAGTTGCTCTCGACAGGAGCATACTTGCCGAGGATCTTCAACGCCATGTCCATCGCAGCGGACTTCGAGACAGTCTTCAGCTTGGTAGTGATGATCACCTCACCGAGCATGTTAGTCTTCTCCTCGATAGTCAGCCCGTCGATCACCGAATTTGCTCGCTCGCACAACTCATGTATCGGTAATGCACGTCCGGTCTTCTCATCGATGAAGTCACTGCCCTGCACTGTAAGAGCATAGAATAGCTTCTCCATCACTACACCAAGCTGTTCTTCGTACTCAGCGTAGAGCCTCTGTCTTGCTTTTCCTAGCTCACGTAATACAGCAGGATCTTGCATAAGTTCGTACCCTTCCTGGGCTGCTCTACTCTTGCTATATCCTGCCTCTATCGCTGCTTGAGTTCTGTTATTCAACCTTGCCATGTGTAACACAAATGCTTTGCGTTTGTCTGTCAATTTCTTGTTTGCTTTGTTCAACTTTTTGTCACCTCCTCACACTATATATACGCGACAAAGTCATTTTCTGGCTATTTTGCAGTTGTTCTGTCAGGAAATTGCTCGCCAACTGGTTTGTGAATGTTGTCGCTCATCAGTACAGGAGGAATCTGCACTCCGTTCATCATCAGCCAGTTGAAGATGTTGAATCGTTGTAATCTCATTGCTCCACGTATCTTATCTCTTACTGCGTCAGGAGTCTGTCCTTTTTGAGCAGCGACCGTCTCAGCAAAGAGATACTCTTGTAGTTCAATCGGAGCAATTGTTTTCCAAGCATTTGGAACGTATTCTGGTACAGCTTGTGGTTCTTCGCTCATTTTATTTCTCCTCAGGAAACAGGTTTGTAACTGATCACCTTGAATCTCTTGCTCTTTGTTCCATGAACATCTCAAACTTCTGCTCAAGGACAGCGACTCTCTCCTCTAGACTCTTTCTTGCCGCGACTTCGCTCGGGAGGACTCGATCAACGACAAGCATTTCATCGCCAGTGATCCAATGACCACAACAATATCCTGCTGTTCTGGTAGTGTCATAGATCTTCTTGCAATCAGGGCATTGAACTTTCATCCGCGAACCTTTCCACTGAACAACTCGCTGTCCAAAACATCCATAGTCGGTTCGTTCAGTTCAGCTTCACTGCTGACCAATCTCAACTGTTCCGATTCCTTCCTCAACTCGCTAGGACAGATCGCCATCCTAACAGGTTTCTTGTTTCCAGCAAGAGTTTTAGCTGTTGAGTTGATCAGCTGAATCGTTGACAGATCAAACATTGTACTCTCCTCCCATCAAAATACAGTTCTCCAAGTGCTCTACCTGTCTCTGAAGGTCTTTGAGTTCCTTGTCCTTCTCTTGAGCTAATTGGATCAGGTCTGTCACAAAGTCTCTCAAAACCTGTCCTTGGTTCTCTCTCAATATCAACTCTTTGAGCTTCTCGATGATATCGTCCATCATTCTACCTCGATGCCTAGAGAAGACACTGCCACTCTACAACGCCGAGTTCCTCTGATGCCGTCTTTCATCTTCAATTCAAAGGCATGTCCGTTCCCATCCACGAAAGTCACAATGTATCCAGAGTAATTTCCGTCATACCTTCCGAACAACGGTTTGCTAGTCTCGATTCTTCGGCAACTTAAAACATCATCAGGTTTCACTTGATCTCCTTCGCTCTTACAACAGTCACTACAACAGGAGTATCTACCTTGACAGAATCTCCCGCTGTAAACTCATACCCACGACGGCCATCAACTTTGAATCTTACTCTATCGCCTGTCTGAGTACCTAGGAAATTCCCCTCGACAAGATCGTTCTCAGAGTGATTGAGTATCACCAACCGCTTTCCTTTGACGAGTTTCATGTTACTCCTTGAACAAAAGATCTGCTGTGTTCTCCAGTATCAACACAAGCTGAGGAGAGAGGCCGAATCGATCAGCGTTGATCTTGATAGACTTTCGGATGTTACCGTCATTGTGCCGTTCACTTGCAGCCTTCCAGTCGCAGAGCATCTCCATGATATCGAGCAAGGACATATCGTTGACACCGTTCGCCCAATGCTCTGGATGGTGGGAGTTGTTGGCGTAGTGGTGCTGTAAAGCTGGTCCCATCGCTTTACGAAACCCTTCATACTCGCTGCTCCCATAAGTCGATCCAGCAAGCTTCGGAGTGTACTCGGTGAACAGCTCTACCTCTGGGGATTCCAGCTTAGTCTGATCGTGCTTCTCCCCCCGTTTCAAGAGGTCCACGACGCACTTGTTGATCAGATTCCTGACCCGCTCGATGTGGCGAAACGTATCGTTGTTCGTTGCTTTTTGTTCAATCGTTAGCTCATTCATTTCTGTACTTCCATTCAAATTCTGCAGTTTGGGGATTGTATTGACCTAATCCAAGATTGATTGCTTCTTTTTTAAGTTTTTCTTGTCCGCAAGAACTACCAAAAGACAGACCGATTCCAAAACCAAGCAAGAGTGGTCCTAAGTATCCAAGAAAGGTCATAAGATCCATCAGAAGCTCTCCCCATGTAGTCGGTATCGAACATCGGCTAGACTCTCACGGTGAGTCATGTTGCCATTACAAAATTTTTGCTTGAGTAGTCCTGTTCTAGATTCTTTCAGGCTCAGCTGGTCTCTCACGACGATCTTGTTGTTCTCCACGAACACTCCAACCCTGCCCTTGAGAGATTTCTTCTCCCCTGTTGGATCAGTCTTTGGTGACTTGAAGATCATCCTGTCTTCTCCGTCGACGACACCGTGAGTCGCCTTGACAGCGAACCCGAATGTGTCTCTGCTCTTGTACTGGTAAGTGTAAGAGCCGATACCAAGAACGACGTTTGGCGCAAAACCTCTCTGAGAGAGAATTCCAAGGATCGCCTCTTGACGCTCCGGCGTGATCGAGTCACCGTAGATGAGCCCGACCTTGGGGTGGAGATGCTTGAACCCTTGGTGCTCTGTTCCTCCAAACTTGTCCCACAAGAGCTGAAACGCTCCCTTCCAAGCTGCGCTGCCTGGAGCTGCTTCTGGATCACCACAGATGATCTTGACCGGATCACCGCTGTCTGGACGGAACACCACCTTGCCTTGCCGCTTCACGATGTCGTCGTACAGAGCGTCGAGACCGATCGTCATCAACGACCAGAAATCCCAGGTGTCTGACACGATCGACACGATGCCTGTTGGATAGACCTTCGTGATCAACCGTCGATACGTCTCGATCTCGTTCTCCATCCCTCCCATGCACATCACCGAGTGTTCCGTAGCAGGGACTGAACAACCGATCAAATCACTGTGGCGCAGACCTGAGCTGTAGTACTCCTCGATGAACAACAATGTCGGTATCGTGTCCGTACCTGCGAACGAGGTCAAGTGACCTGCTCCAGCCGTCAACGCCGATTCGACAGAACTCATTCCACGGAACGAGAAATCATGTCCTTGGTACTTACCAAGCTCGAATGGAATCCCTGTCTGTAGGTTGTACCTGTCAAACGTCTTTCGGTATCGGTAGGCCAAAGTAGCAGCCGTACAGGGACTCCACAGACAACACGACAACAGCGTCTCAAGCTGGTTCGTGAGCCAGAAGAATCTTGGATCAGTGTTCTCGATCGTCAGCATCGGCACTCCGATTGGACAGCGAGTCCCTTCTGGCAATGCTCGGATCTCAAGAGGAAGATACCCCAGCTGATGAAGCTCTGCGATATGCTTCGTTGAGACTGAATTCATACCAAGGTACTGATCCATCACTGCCTGGTATTTATCTACAACGTAGCTCTCATCTTGGTCGAAGAATTCTTCTCGCATGTCATCGATGAGGTATTTTTGCAAGAAGTACTGGTTGCCGAAGAACACGACCTCATCAAATCCATCGATCCTGGACTTGCGAGGAGTGAGATTTGAGGTGACTTGCTCTGTTCCCTCAGGATACTGACGACGATGATCGGTCTTGTAACCGTCGAGCAACAACAGCGGTGAGATAGGAAACAACATTGATCAGTTGCCTTCAAAGAGTGAGTGGACGTGGAAATTGTTGCCGACCACGGAATACAAAGAATCTTCCATGTAGTCTTCTTTGGTCTTGTAAGAGTCTGTCGTGTGGATACTGTCGATCCCTTGTAGATGGACCCCCTTCGAGAAGATGCCGTGAGCGACCACGAGATGAACTCTCTTAGCTCCCAGAATCCTCAGCAGCTTTGAAGCTTCTTCGAACGTTCTGCCACCGTCGCAGAGATCGTCGACGATGATGCAGGTCTCTTGGACCTCTCCGTCAAGCAACTTCATGCCCGTGATCTTGCCTGTCGTCTGCTCCCGAGTCTTGACAAGCGTGACCTCATCTGCTTGAAATCCCTTCAGCATGTCTCCGAATCTCTTGCTTGCCCCGTAGTCAGGATACACGATGCTGTAGTCTTCTGTGATCTTGCCAGGAAACTCCTTGTCAAATATCGCAGTGATCGCTCGCTGGTAGAATCCTTTCTCAATGTACTCCCAATAAGTCTCGTCGTAGTTGTCCAACAGATCTCTCGTGGATGACGAGTGCGGCACGAACACTGATACTCCGCCGATCCCCATCGAGTTGAGAAGATTTGCGATCACCATCAGAGAATAAGGCTCACTCTTGCTGTTTCGCCGATCCATGCGACTTCCCATCAAGTACGTGATCGTCACGAAGCATCCGATAGACTTGTTCCTCAGAGTTTCACAAAGCATACCAAGCTTGAGAAGATCGTCCGAGGAGGCGATACGACAGCGAATGAGGATACCCTCGCCAGGAGAAAGCTCTGCTGCTCTGCCGTATTTGACATGAGGTTGACCGTCTGGAAAGTTGAAGCTTGTCAACCCTGCACTGTCGCTCCAGTCTTTGATGTATAGCTGTCTCATCCCATCACCTCCTTATAAAGTTTTCGAAGCTTGTGAGTCAGTCTGTACTGCGCCGTTGGACGCGTCTTGTCATCTGTGGTCGTGAACGCCTCCACGACTCCGATATGTCGCAGAAACTTCATCATGTGCCTGATCTCATCCGCAGTCTTGTGGACCATCACCGCGATCATAGAGTTGGTCGCTCCAGTGTCCTCGTCGAGATAGTACATGTACGTCACGATCGACAGCACGATCCCTCTAGACGTGTTCAGAGTCACCTTCTTCACTCTTCGCATCACCTCGTCAGTAGCGCACTGCTGGTTCAGCACGATCACCGTGGATTGCATCAGACGTATGATCTGCTTGACGAGACGAGCGGCGAACTCACGCTCTGAGTGCTCCGCCTGCTTCGTCGAGGGTCTCGCTCGCATGAACGCGATGAACTTGCCATAACGAGTACACTTCCACAAGACATCATCACTGATCTCGACTCCAGCCAGCAAGTCGAAGAAGTTCTCTCTCAAGTAGTTGATGTAACCACCTGTGAGAGCTTTGGCCTGAATCATCTCCTCTGATTCCTTGGTGCTCGCGTCGATCCCTGACTGCATCTTCATCTTTCCCACCTCACTGTGAGCACTACGGATGAGCACCTCGTCTTCCAGATCATCATCGATGCCGTCCATGATGATGCACTTGAGAAAGCGCTCACCAAGCTCAGACGTGTCCAGAGACAGCAACGACGCTGTTCCACAGAGAATCCACGTCATGCGGACCCCCTCGTAGTTCTTGCTCTGCTTGTTGCGATAGTGCGTCCTAGACACCGTGTCATAGACGTCTCGCGCCTCGGCCAAGATCTGACCGAGATTTGGAGACTGCAGCAACGTGTCGCCGTCCTTGGTCACCAGCGTCTTGTTGGCGGCCAGCGTCAGCAGAGAGTTGTCCTCGTCTCCGTTGCCGAACCCAGAGTGAAATCCTCTGATCGTGCTCTTGGCCAAAACATACTTCTTGTTGACAGAGACTGCTTCACACAACACCGACTTTCCAGAGCTTGCTGGAGAGATGATCTCGATCCACAGTTGATCTCCAACAGCCTCAGTAGAGGCGATCGCTGACAGCATTGTGGACAGAGCAACGTCCAGGCCGTCAGTCCATTTCAAAGCCTTCTTCCAGGCGTTGATCAGAGTCTTCCAGTCTGAGCATGGAACTAGCTCTAGCTCCTCCGGCTTCCTCTTCGTACCCTTCTTACCATCCCTGGTCATCGAGGTTGATTTCTCTGACCATTCGGCTGGAATCGTGGAGATCTGGTCAAATATCTCAACGAATGGTTCTAGACGCGATCTTAGAGCTCTCCCGTTAGCTCCTAGAGCGTCTCGAATGTCAAATCCATGAGGAAGCTCCTCAGTGTACCCGTTCTCGCCCCAAGAGAGATAGTTGATCTCTAGCGGAGGATGGTCAGACGACAGCAGCATCCTCGCTATCCGCTTCATCCCCTCGTAGCTGGCTGACGGGATGATCTGACCGTTCTCCGCTGTCTTGACATGATCATTCTGGCACCAGAGATTCACCACCTTATCAGCGAACAAAGGCACCCACGTCTCAAAGAACGTACCAGCACCAGGGATCGCTAGAACATTCCGGTCAGAGAGCAACGATGATTGCGCATTAGCAGTGAGTGAGTATCCATCCTCATACTTGACGTTGGCGAGCATCTCGTAGAACGCAAGACCGTCCCATGGGCCTTCCAAGAGATCGATCGTCGACTTGTCCTTGTCGAAGAGATTGAGACCAAACAACTGATGACCCAACGTCGGCGTCGGGATCATCCGTCTCTTTCCCTTGACTCCGAAATAACGATAGAGCTGGTGAAGCTTGCCGTCCATCCCGTATCCAGGGATCATCCACTCATCAGTCAATATAGACTTGACTAATCCCCAAACAATAATTGAATCAGGCAGAGCAAGACCGCGATCTTCAGCGAGAGAGACATAATCTGTAGTCGCTTCATCGGACAACCTCATCAGCTCACGAATGAAAACATACTGATTGCCGGAGACTCCGCATACCACACATCGGTACTGACCCGTGTCCACCAGAATGTTAAACTTGTTTTCCCGTCCACAGAACATGCAATCGCAAGTGGCATTCTTCTCTCCTTCTCTGTAGTTTAAATCCAATCCGTGAAAGTTGTATACCCGAAGACTATCAGGCAAATCTTTTGAGACCTTAGGCATTACTTATGTGACCTTTGTAATGGACCAATCCAACCAACGACCTCTCCTCTGTAGTTTTGGTCTGAACCAGGAAATCCCCACCTGTCATCAATCCACACCAGAAACACATCTTTACACCAGTCTGTTGTTCCAGAGAAGTTATCGTCAGGGATTCGACAAGCGTAGACTCCAGGTTTTTCAGGTTCACCCCGGTTATACTCGACTAGCTCTTTGCTTTCGCCAACTTTAGGCATGCTTGTTTCATCTCCTCGAGCAGAGCAGGATCATCTGGTAGCTGAACTGTAGAGCGAGACACAAGTTGTAGAAATCGCTCCCTGGCGATCTCCTCATCAAAAGGAATCTGCGCTCTTCGCCAGCCATCTGCGTCAAGAATCTTTATCTTGAGATGCTCAGACCATTCTCTTCCAGACTTATCGTCATTTGTGGCAGTAGACATGTTCAATCTTTCTTCTTGAAGATCCACGCGTTGTTTCTCGAGATGTCAGGAAACGCCGGAGCCCACCAGTTAGACTGTACAGTCGTCGAGTAGAACTCTCCAACGTTCTGAAGAATCGGCCACAATTCATCCCACGCCTCTGAGGATAAAGAATTCTTCAAGGCGTTCTTCCACGAGGTGTAGTCAGCGAACGTGCCATAGCGATTCACCACCTCCAGACCACAGATCTCAGCCAACGAGAAGATCTCATCGACCATCAGCTCTGACATGTGGTTCTTCGCCATGCCTTTCCCTGGGGAATAGACCGGCGTCGACAACAAGATCATGCCATCGTCAGAGACGCACTTCGACAGGTTCTTCAGGTAGACTTCCTGCTTGTCAAATGGGACATGCTCGATCACCTCGAACGACACTCCGACGTCGAACTTGCCGTAGTCCTTGATGATCATCGGAGGAGTTCCAGCGGCGCACAGATCGACTCCTGCCTTGACCTTCTTCCATGGAGCGCTCCACTCGTCTAGCTTGTTCAAGTCCAGTCCAAGATATAGCGACGGGTAGTTGAAGTCTGTCAATACTCGCGCCAGCGGCTGCTCCTTTCCACAGCCGTAGTCCAGCACTCGCTTCTTGCTGCAGAAGTTCGCCGCCCATCCCCACCTGAAGTAGTGAGCTGCATAGTCACGGTGGACCATCTTACCGTGGCTCTTGCTATCGAGATCAGTCTTGTCGTAGTCTCCCTCATCGTGGCGTCGTAGAGCCTGCTGCTCTCGAGGACCGTGCTTGCACTCTGGCTCGTCTGCGACAAGATGCCTGGCCCTCTTCTTCGGCGACGTGTCTAAACCAACTCTAGGCATTCCTCTACCCTCTCTTTGAGCTCTCGAACTTGTAAGTCGTCGTTCCACCACAGATTCAGTCCTGACGGATGTGGGATCATCATCACTCGCAGACCGTCGATGATCTTCAATCTTCCGCAAGAGTCCTCCATTCTACCAAACAGCCTCCTGGAGAACGCCTCGGCCGCTCTCCTTCCACACAAGACCGTCACGTCGAACTCCTTGAGTCTAGGTCTCCAGCTCGACATCACCGTCGTCGCGTCTGAAGGACTCCATGGAACTTTCGATCCAGCAGGCGGCAAGATGTTGATCGTCGAGAACACCTCGATGCAGCTGAGATCTATCCCTATCCTCCTCAGCTTCGTCCTTGATCTATTGTCTCTGAATGCCTGAAGCCTCAGCATGATCCTCCAGTAATCATCTGATGAATAGTCAGGATACTTTCTCGCCTGCGGCGGAGTGTAGTTCATCCTCTCCCCGACCAACAGTATCTTTGGCATTCGTCAGTCCTTTCTCTATCATGTCTTTCACCAACGCATCTCCAAGCATCGCGTAGTTGGCGAGGTCGATGAACCGCCCGTGGATCGCCTCTGACGACACCATCCCTGTCTTCGTGAATCTCATGATGGCGGTGAAGTGCTTCATCAACAGCACCATCCAGGCCTGCACTGGAGTGACTCCTGTCGCGTTGGAGACTTCGTAGTAGTTCCCCATCGCGTCTTCAGTGCCGGCTGAGTAATCTGGGTTCTTCTTCGACGTCGTGTCGATCATCTCGTCAGTGAACTTCTTCACATGATCAGCGTACTCTGAGTGCTTCATTATTTACTTTCGTCAAATATCAATGAGAGGAGTCCAACGTTGTCTCTGTGATCTGGCGGAGTCCATCCTTGAGGCTTCACAAGATCAGGGAATCCAAACGCGTTCTTGCGGCCAGAGTTCTCTCCAGCCAGCTTCTGCATGTTCTTCTCATGGACTCGCCTCCAAGCTTCCTCCACGTCCACGTTGAACGCCTCCAGCGTCCCTACCGCGACCACGCATAGGTCGATCAACGCGTCGACAACTCCGTCTGCAGTGGTGGCATCGCGCAGCTCAGTGCACTCTTCCGCTATGAAGTCTTTCCTGAACTCCAAGAACGCCTTCAGCACGTCAGGTGGCATCTTCTCCACAATAGCTCCCACGCCGAACTTAGCGTGCAGGTCCATCAAGTCTTCTTCCCAAGTCTTCATCGTTGCTTCTTTCCGCAAAAGGGACAATAGGAACAGGCTAAGACTAAAGGTTTCTTTCTACTCGTGTTTGTTGGCAACTTTTTAGTCTTGATACTGATAGCAAGATTTGCTTGACCTGTTGTAAAATTGAACTCAAAATCTGTATCAAGTTTCAATCCTTGTTTTGCGAGCTCTTTGTTGCAGTCCTCAATACAATTACAAGATTTAGTTTGTTTTTTCATCAAATGTTCCTTGTTATGTAAGACCCGCAATTGTCACTTACTTTCAAATCCTTTCCGTGCAGCTGCCTCAACGTTCTCCTTGTCTATCTTCATCTCATACAGCTTTCGATTGTTGAACTGAAGGTTCTCGATCTCCCTCTTGAGGTTGTCGAGCAGGTTGTCGACGATCGCCGGCGTGGTGGACGGTGATGCAAGACTCACTGCTGCTTTAGTCACTAATTGGATACATTGGATTCTCGCCTTGGCCGTCGCGTCTGCTTGGATTAGATACTGGCTCATCTGGATCTCCTCTCGTAGTGTCATTCTTGAAATTGGATAACCACACATGCAGTCGTCCACTTGGCAATCATCTTCATAGACCTTGTCGCAGCGAGGACAGCAGAAGGTCATTGCTTCGCCTCCCATGCTTGTCGTCGCTTAGCCAACCAGTCTTTTCCGGCGATGCGCCAGTCATGGGCGGCGACTTCGTTCATGAGAACGTTGATCGCGACGTCATAATGTCGACTCTTGTGTGCAGCGAACGCCATACACATCGGCCGAGCAACATCTTGAAGAAATGGTTCTCTCCACGGTCCTTCGATGTTATTGCAGAACCCAATGACTTCTTTGTCGAACGTCTCTTGATTCTGCACTAGCTGAGGATAATACCTCAGATTGTCCTCGTACACTTGAGCTCCATCAGGAACCCAACTCAGCCATTGCTCTGGCTTGAACCTCTCAGTGTAGACGTGAAGATTGTTACTCATCTGGTTGTACTTACCAACTTGGACTCCCAGGCAGTTGGCGATGTACTCCTGAAGAAATGACAAGTTGACTTGATCACTTCCTAGCAATCCCCAGATCAGATCATTGGAACGGTTGGTGACCGTCATGTCAAGGTATGTTATGTTGAAGGGTTGTTGTGACAATACGCCCGGAATATCCTCTTGTGTTTTCCTCAGAGAGAAGTACGCAGCAGTGTTACAGCAGACATCTTTCGACTGGTTCTCTGGGCCAATCTTACGCAGATCATCTTGAACGTTCCACATTTGGAGAACTGCACGACGAGAATTTGGAACTTTCTTCAAATGATCGATGATGATCTTGAGTTGATCAATGTATCTTTCATCCCATTCTGCAGAGTTATTGATAAAAAACGCATGTGATTCTCTCCACCGATACCCGTATGCTCCGTTGGCAACTCCATCTCCGTCATCCACCTGAGCCTTGTACCCAGACGAGTAATACTCCAATGATGCGATATCGTTTCGACCAGCAAGCATCCAAAGAGTCTCGAACACGTGAAAGAATGGATTGCAGTCTCGTTCTTGGTTGAACAGGACTCGCTCTCGGGGTTTCTCAAACGTGATGATGACTGGCTCGTCGATCTGGATCACCTCTCCAACGCGGGAAGGTTTCTTGGAGAAAGGCGTCCATGCTTTTCCAGACCTGATGATGTCATCCGCTATCGCGAATCGCTCGACCAACTCGATGAACGCCTCGTTCGCGTTCCTATATGTCAGATGCATGAAATTCTCCTAAAAATAGTTCTGGCGGGTAATTTTAAGTTTACTTTTCGTCGTGAAAGACCGATAATCTCTCTAGAGAGAAGCTCCTCTATCGATCTTATCATGAGGCTGACGAGGATATTTCTTCAAGAATTTTACAAAAATATGTGAATTCTCTGTTTACAAGATCTCTGAGACATGTAGAATCTGCACAGAGACAACGCCGAAACGATCGTCAAGATCGTCCGTCTGGCACTTACTCGCCGACGCTGATGAGGCAGGTACCTCTGACAAGAAGCAAATGGAGCTAGAATCATGTCTGATCTCGAGACCGCCGTCGCCACCGAGCCAACCGCCACCGTCAAGAAAGTCGTGAAGAAAGCTGCAGTCAAGGCTGTGGCATCGGCCAAGAAAGCTGTGAAGAAGACCGTCAAGCCAGCGAAGAAAGTCGCCGCCAAAACAAAGCCTGCTAAGAAAGCCGCCACGAACGGAGCAGTCGAGCGCAAGACCGACACGAGCAAGACCCCTACAGAGCGATGCAATATGGCGCTCGCCGGACTCCGTAAGCTTGGAGCCACCTCTCCTCTCAGCGGCGTCAACGTCGCGTCCATCGCCGCAGCCGCGAAGCTGAGCGAGTTCGACGCGTACTGCGCCGTATGGTCCAAGGGAAAACTGCAGACCGGTGGATTCGTCGGACAAGGAACTGTCGAGGGTGTCAAGGGAGCAGCTTTCTACTTGACGAAGAGTGGAGCGAAGAACAACCTCGAGTGACCTCGGCGAAGATCTTCGATGAATCAAAGAACCTCGCGGCCTGAGAAGACTGCGAGGTCTTTTTGTCTGACGATCACGGAGAGTACTTGATCGGCGTCTCGGCGTTCTCCAACACGAAGTTCTTTCTGAACTGTCTCCATCCTCTGAATGGCCCAGAAGCCTCGTATGGATTCTCCAGAGGAGTCGCCACGTGCTCGTGCGGAGAATAGTGCCCGAAGCCGCTGCCGGTGACGAGCTTATGGAACAGCTCTTGGTCCTTAGAATGATCTCTGAGACCATCGTGGGTCAGATATGACACTCTCGCTGACCTGGCGGTCGAGATGGCAGAGAGATCATCCTCGGTGATCCCTGGAGTATCCAGATCAGCCTGGTCGATGAACGGCAGATGCCACTCTCCAAAAGGGACGAACTCAGGAGAGCTCTTCTTGATCGCGTCTCTCATCATTCCGGCGATCTTCTGCAGGTGGATCTCTGCGTCAGGATGACACCTCAACCTGAAGAAGTTGCACCACTCAGTCGCCGTGATGACGACAGTGATCCAGGAGTACGGCTCGAGGACTCGATTGCAGATCGACTTGTGCAGCCCCTGAGAATGCATCTCCTTGGCCATCCACACCGCGTGATCTCTCGCCCTCAGCCAGGCCGTCTCACACTTGATCTCGGCCATCTCTGACAATGAGTCTCCAGTCTGCATCCCTCTCTGCTCCGCTCCCCACTTGATCGGGACGAACGGCGACGTGATCACCTGGTCGACCATCTTCGAGAAAGGGATCGCCCTCGACGAGCTCGCGTTCCTCGCGAACGCTCGATGTGTCATCACTTCAGAGTGAATGATCCTCGGATAAGTCACCACCATCGATATCAACCGCCTGCCTGCGTTGCTGATGCTGTCCTTCTCCACTCTCGCCGCAAACTCTGTCATCTGACTCTCCTCTCAATGAATAGCCACACCTTCAGACCAATTGTCAGGATGATACTCCACCCCAACTGTCAATGGAACATTGATGAACGTCCCCATCTCCTCCATGATCCTCTTTATCTTTCTGATCTTAGGAAGATTCCCCATGTTAGCTCTCTGAGGAAAATCGAAGATCAGCTCGTCATGAACCTGGAGCACCATGGCGTGCCCAGGACACTCCGCGTTGACCTGATCGAGATAATCTTGAACTTTGTCCATGGCTCTCATCATGACCCAGCACGCGGTGCCCTGCACATGATAGTTGAGCGGCACAGTCTCCAGCACCTTTCCGTACTTGTTCTTCTCACAGTACAGAGGATACCCTCGCTCTGGGCAGATCTCACTGTCTGGTATCGTCTCCACATAGCCGAGCCGATTCGCCATGTCGATGTAATGCTGGTTGAGACGAGACGCCTCCTTCAGGCGCTTCTGCACTGCGGCCTGCGCTCCTTTTCGTCTCGCCGCTCTGTCGGCAGTTCCAGACTTCTCGATCGCGCCGTACTGCAAAGCGAAGTTGAATCCCTTGATCCAGCCGTAGTAAGTGCTCGCGTACTTCTTCTTGAACAGACCTTTCTGGTCAGCGATCGGCCAGAACACCTCTGGGTACACTACCGACGCACTGAACAGATGGTTGCTGCCGAAGTACGGAGGCTCATCTGGCTTCTCGAAAAGATCGATCATCACCCGCTCGTTAGATTCGTAGGCAGGTATCCTCAGCTCGATGTTCTGGTAGTCGAGACTCCACCACTCGCGTCCAGGCAACGGCCCGAACATGTAGCGCAGGTTGAAGTCCTCTTTCTTGCTGATCTGCTGCTCATTTGGACCTTTGCTGCTCCATCGCAGAGTCCTCGTCCCAGTCGCGTTCAGAGACGGATACAACACTCTCCACGAGCCCTTCAGCTTCAGCCAGTAGCGTCGGTAGCTCTCCATGAATCCCAGCGCAGTGTCTCGACTGCGCTTACCCTTCAACGCCTTGATGAACGTGAGCTCTTTTCCTCTCTCAGGAAGCGTCGACATGTAGGTGTCTAATGCGAACTTGTCAAAGCTAGGAGCTCCTTTGTCTGTAGTCTTGACGACAGGAAGCTTCATCTCATCGAACATGAACGTCGTCAGGTTCTTGTTCAGCCCGTTCTTCGGCAGGATCAACTGGTAGCCATTGTAAGATTCTGCGATATTGTTGCAGATCTCTCCGGCGGCTTTTGACTCCTCAGTGTATTTCTTCTTCAGCTCGTTCATGCGAGCCTCGTTGACCGGCAGTCCAACAGTCTCCAACGAGTATCTGTGCTTGAGAGTCTTGAGTCGCTCGACATAGATCTTCCACAGACCTCGGCTCTCGAGAAGCTTCATCTGCTCAAGATAGATCGGAAGAGTGACCGCGGAGTCAGTGTTCGCGTAGTCGGCCAGCAGAGTCCACCATGGATGGTCCTCAGCGTAGTTCTCGTTCTTTGCGACTGCTCTGAGAAGCCACATGTCTGCCTTCCAAGCCTCCTCAGTGAGACTCGGCATGTCAGGATTTCCCTTCTTCGCGATCAACCAATCCTTGAGCTTAGATCTGCAGAACCGACGAGCGTCTTGTGTAGCCTTCTCCACGCGATCCTCAAACGGCTGGATGTCCACTCCAAGGTAGACCAGCGCCTGAGTCGTGAGATCATGTCGTCTAGATGAGCAGATGAGGTGGTCGGCCAGAAGCGTACAACGAGTCTTAGACCAGTCCCAATCCTTGAGACTCGGGATGATGGTGATCAACGCTCGCACGTCGAAGTTGGGATTCTGAAAGACTACCTCATCGGCCTCTCGCAGCCGTTTTTCAACATCGGCAAGGTCTTCTCGATCCCAATCAGGCTCTCTAGTGACCGGATCGACATCTGCTTCCCAGAAGTACTGTGTGCCATCTTCTTCAGCGATTGTGATGAAGTATGGTTTGGAACTGTGCTGAAAGTCGCTTCCTGTTGTCTCAGTATCACAAGAGATTCTCTGCACTATTTCCAGTCCTTTAACAATTTGGCGTGAGTATCATAGTATTGCTTGGGAGTCATCCCGCTGTTGTTGTAGTTTGGTTCAGAGTAGAACTCAGCAGGAGCATATTGCCAGGCGAGTTTCATGTTGTGAATCTTCTTGGCCAGTAGCTTCTTGTTCTTGACTCCGAGCTTCCTTGCTAAAATGACCGCAGAAGATTCTCCAACTCTTGGCATGATCTGACCTTAGAAATGAAAATGGGAGAGGGAGGACTCGAACCTCTAATTGCCCTATCACGCCTGGATGTTTGAGGATCGTCGCACGAGACAAACACCAGACGCTACCACAACCCCTCCCCTTGATCTGTACCCAGCACATCCCTTCATTGCGCCGCTTTCCGTGGAATCCTGTCGGTAGCACAGATCAATTTTACCTTATTCAAGAGCTGAGAACGGAATTCCATCCGCAAGCTGCTTGTTGGTCAAGTTCTTGAGCTTGACGGTCTGCTTCTTCTTGTCAACAGCCATGACCTCGCATTCGATCGCTTTCGTCGCGCGCTTCTTGGTCTTGACGTCGAACCACTTGTAGAGATGAACCTCACCAACCGCTGGCTCAACCGCTTCAGCAGCCTCTTCTTCGACAGCTTCTACCTCTCCGCCAGCTTCGATCAACGCTGTGGCGAGCTCGGAGTAAGTGCTGAACGAGTCTGGGTCAAGACCTGCTTCTGCCGCGAGTTCCTTGATCTGAGTCGTGTTCTCTCCTTCTTCTCCAGCGTTCATCTCTTCATCGGCAGCTGCACCTAGAGCTTCAAGGTCAACTCCCTCTGAGCCATCGTCTGATTCTCCGGTTGCCGCTGACGTAATCAGCTCCCCCACCGCATCCCAGGTCTCTTGAGCTTCTGCTTCGTCAGAGTCGATCCCAGCTTCAACAGCCTTCTCAATGAGCCACTTCTGAGCCGCAGTGTCGTCACCGTTCGCCAGAGCAACCACTTCAGACAGCTCCATGTCGTCATAGGAAGGAGCTTTGACTGCTCCCTTGACCGCTTTCTTGGCGGGTGCTGCCGTTGCTGGAGCTGTCTTGCTGGCGACAGTTTTCTTGGCAGCTACAGCAGGTTTCTCGTCGTCTTCTGCAACAGTCACTCCATCGTCATCAGACTCTGATGGAGTGTACTCGATGGTGCCTCGCCAGTCATGGCTGACCATCGGAGGTTTTCCCTTGTACGGACCCTCTGTTGCGACTGGTCCAGACCACGTGCGGAACTTGATGAAGATCCCGCTCGACGCGATGGCGGCCATCACTCCCTCGAGCTCGCTCTCTGGGTCGACCATCGCCTCGATCGACTCTTGCGCTCCCATCTTCTTGAGCTCGTTCAGCATCCATGAGTAGTGGTCCTCGAACGTCCGTTTCTTTCCAGTCTTCTCTGGCGTGTCGCACAGCGGCCCTTGGATCGTGGTCGTGCGATTCTTGAACTCTTCAGGACTGACGACCACTGCGGACGCTCTGAAGAACGGCTCGCCAGGGTGCTTAGTCTCTGGACCGTACTCGCCGATGTAGCAAGTCGAGATCTCCGCGATGCCGTCCTCGATACCGGCTGGAAGATCTCCGCCAGCCGAGATGATGATCTCGTCGTCTTTGTGCTCGGCGTGAACTGACTTCACTCCGTATTTCGCCAACTTAGCTCCGATAGAACTTTTCTGAGTCTTCGCTGCCATTCTTTTTTCCTCGTTGAAACTTGAAAACACTGATCACATCATCAATGATACTCAGTCAGAAGGATTCTCCCGCTGATCTCGCTTTCCTTTCTCTCGCTCCTCCTTCCTCTCCTGCTCAATCGCCTCGTGGATCTCTGCTCGATGAATCGGAATGTCAGCAGCTGCTTCAACTCCCAGCCTGACCTTGTCACCTCGGATGCTGACCACCGTGACAGTGATCTCCTCGCCGATGACGATCTTCTCGTTGACTTTCCTCGACAGTACCAGCATGCTCATCCTCCATTGACTAGAGCCATCATCTTCTCATATGTCGGATCAACGATTGAATCCGGCAACACCGTCCCCAAAGGCACTCTGAACTTTGTCATATACGTTGCGTCCGGCCCGGTCCGCAATCTGTAGTCAACACCTTTCAGCTTCGTGGTGACTGACTGAGTGTTCTGGCCTATCTTCACGGTCTTCGTAGAAGTCTTCTGCTGCTTGTAAGTCTGAACCACGTAGTCACAGGCAGGAGTCAACCAGCCAGTGATGCTTGGAGTCAAGGCAGGACCAACGTGAGGCATGATGTCAAGATCGTTGTCCTCGTCTGCCTTGAATGTCCGCTCTTGAGAGACGATGATCCTATTGCAGGAGAGAGACAACACCGCTCGGAGTAGCTCTTTCATCTGTAGAGCACACTGACCCCACGTCTGCTGAGATGCAAGTCCCCAGCTCAACTGCGGAGGCAACTCGTCCATGTTCAACAACTCCTTCATCACCCAGTCCTGAAGCCCTGTACCGTGATCGACGACAACCGTATTGAACATCTCAGTCTCAGCTTGTTTCTGTGCTAGCTCGATGACCTCTCTGGAGTTCTCGATGCGCACGGTCTTGATCTTCTTTCGCATCTCAGGAGTGTTGACTGATCTCAGCTCACCCGGTTTTGTGCTGCCAGAGCAGACGATCCAGAGAATAGGTCCAGGGAATGACGAGCAGAACGTGGTCTTGCCTGATCCACTCTCTCCATAGACGCAGACGCTGATCCCCTCATCCTCCTCAAAGTGCATCGGGGCAATACGGTCCCAGACATCGTCAGTTGCTCTTTGAACAACTTTCTTCTTCGGACCACCAACTAATTTCACTGGCTTAGGCATACTTACTCCAATTCGGGGAATAGCGTTTTCACTCTCTCAAGACCGGCAGTCTGTCCTGTCAGTAGATACTCGTCAAGGTCTGTCGCTCCACCGTCTGCTATCGTGTTCCATATTCCATAGGGCAAACGGAAGTGACGATTCCTGTGTTCTGGAAACATCTTCTGTCTGAGTGTATAGTCGAATGGCGAGAATGGTCTTGTGTCTCCGTTTCTTCCATTTCCCGCAGCGTAGCTCCACCATTCATAGTCATCCAGCATATTCTCAAGTACAGGATACAGGAAAGTCTTCTCAAACAGCTCGATCTCTGCCGACGTGATATCAACTTTCCAACGGAAGAAATACGTCTCAGGAGCTTCCTCAATTATACCTCGAAGTCGAGCGTAGTATTCCGCCGTTGTCTCGCCTTGAGGATTGCTCTTGGTTGGCTTGTGCTGGACGATTGAACCCTTGCCACCGCTCAAGGGTTTACGGATGACGTTATAGAAGAATCCTCCGATCTCAGTACTGCCTGACTTGAAAATGTTCAGAGGACACTTTTCGTCGTTGACAACATCGAACACCGTCGTCCAGTTGAATTGTTTCAAAGCAGCAAGATACGTCATGATCTGGAGATCGAACGTCAGCTGCTTCCTCAAGAACGGTTCGTTGACTTCGCTCTTGGTCTTATGGTCGGTCAGCCAGATCTTTCCAGTCTTGCCCGATTTGACAAGATCAACCTTGTCCCACTTACCTCGCAAGCAAGCAATTCGTCCGCTCGGTAGTTTGTAGGAAACGTGGAAAGCGTGCTCTTGTAGCAATGGTTCGCTGTTGACTTGGTCCTTCTGCTTCTCCCAGAACTTGACGTAGACAGGGAAAGCGGTCTTGACAACGTTGTACCACTTGGTGATCTCTGCGTTGGCGAGGGGATACTGCGGAAGTACCTCTTGAGCCTTCTTGGTGATCGCTGTCTGCCAATCTCCTCCGCCAGCGAAGATCTCTTCAGCAAGGTGCCAGAGATCTCCGAAGAAGAAATACTTGTTGAAAGCGTCATAGGGTCTGAGACCATCCATCACGCTGATTCTGAACCTCTCTTTACAAGAGAGATAGTTGTTGATCAAGCTTTGCGTCACTCCTCCCTGAGGAGAATCAGAGGCAGGCCCATCCCACACCGGTGGCTGGTGAGCCTTGATCTTGATCTTGAGTTTCGCTCCAACAGTTGTCAATGGCTTAGGCATTCGGTTGTTCCTTTGTTATTTCAATACCAGTCTTTTGAGGAAGGGTGTTCCAGAGAGTGTCATCAACAATCTCAAGCACCTCATGTTCAATTGTCTTCAGAGAGAATTTCTCCACAAGGAACTTGTGTAACGATTCTTCCAGCTGCTCTTTATGTACTCTTGGAAGAATTCCTTGAGGTTTCAAAGTTGGAGTAACATTTTCCTTCCATTCCTTTCTTGCTTCTAACAAGTTCAATCCGCTTGGACCTTCATACAATCCCTCGATAGAGAGACTGCTATCAGCGATCTCTCCTGTTATTACAAGGTAGATCATCGCACTTTCTCCAGCTTCCCTAGGAACGAGCATTTTGGGTTGGCACACCCACTCTTCTTCTCTTGATGATGTATCGCCCCACAGACCGGACAACGCCAGCGTCCCTCAGGAGCAAGGTATGGGACTTTCTTTGGCCTGCTGGACTCTCCAACCTTAGGCATGAATGTTGTCCTTTATCTTTTTCCACTTGCCCCATTCAGGAGTGTCGTTTCCAAGTAAAACAATTCTTCGACCAGTTGATAGTTCGACGATAAAAGTTTTTAAGTGCCAAATGTAAACCCAACGGCCACTAATTGTCTTTTTACCGTTAGTCCACTTCGCTTCTTGCATGATTCCTCACTTGTTGAGAACTTTTTCCAGTTGTAGTCGAATCTTGCGAAGAGAGTCTAGACGCTGTACTTTCTTTCCCAGAAGATACTCAGAGATATCTGGACTGTTGTGGTGATCCGAGTCGTCAGCGTTGAAGCTAATCTGAGTTTTGTTGATTGCTTTGGTGATCAAGTAGATCGCTTCTTGTAATTCTTCTTCCATCTCTCTGCTCCTTAGAATGGTGCGAGTTGTTCTACAGCGTCAGACAGCGTCACAACGCAACGCTGGTACGCCAGGGCCTTCTGAGAGACGTCTGCTCTCAAGATCGACGCTGGATGAATCATGTCGACGAACTGTATCTGGTGCTCCAGCTTCGTCGGCCCGGTGAACATCTCTTGGTTGGGAATGAACTTCTCCACGAGCTTTCCCATCCTGATGATCAGCTGCGGCTTGGCGATCTGGACGAACTCCACGAGACGAGGTCGGCATGATTCGATCTGCTTCTTAGTTATATCATGTGCGGCCTTAGTTCCTGGAGTCCCCTTCGGCATGCAAGCCACCAGCTGGGTGAACGCGACTCTCCAGCCAGTGGAGTGGGCGTAGATCGACTCAGCGATCATCTGGTCCAGCAACTGACCAGCAGGTCCGATAGATGACTGTCCTCGAGTGTTCTCAGTAGTTCCAGGAGACTCACTCACGAACAAGATGTCACATGGAAGATTTCCTCTAGCCAACACCACTTTGTTCCGGTGACAGCTCAGATCGCACAGGGTACAGTTGCTCCATTTTACTTTGTGCTGCTGCCACGATAGCTTCTGCTGGATCTTTGGCATCTTCGTTCAGTGCTCCTGTTTCAGTAGAGAAATGTGGACTGATCTTGATTCCGTCGAGTTTCATTTGGTTCAATACTGCTCTGCGAATGTACCCGATCAGGTCTCCACAATTCCTGAAATTCCAATTGTGTTCTGCAAGAACTTTGTCGCACTCAGAGCAGAATCCATCGTTAGGTTCTGAGTAATCTCTGATCGAATGATAGACCAACGCTCCGATCTTACAATGTGCTTGAATCACTTGCTCCTTTGTCAATCTTGTCAGAGGAGACTCTTCTTCTGTCTCAGTAGTCATCATCTCCCTTTCTTTGGAGGAGGCGGTGAGGTTGGTCGATGAAGGTCGGCCATCATGTAACCGCAATGGCTACAATCCTGATGCCGGTGAGTCAACAAAGTACAACTCGGGCACTGCACCATCGGTGGTGGTCCGTTCCTGGTTATCTCGTACTCTGACTCTCTGGGTCGTTCATCCTTCTCAAGGAAGAACATCCACAGTAGGAGTACAGCACATACCACGATCGACCAAGGATCAAACTCTGGTACATCGCTGATAGCAAACATCTCATTCCCTCTCATGCTGGAGTTTACAACAATGAGCGATCAATAGTGCATCGCAGATCGCAAGCTGCTTGCCTTTAGAGTTCTTCTCAGCCCAGAGAGGAAGCTTGGGGTAGAGCTGTTTTGCCACTGCCAGAAGCTTGAGCTTCTTCTCGGATTTGCTCTGCTTGCCGCTCAGAGGAATCTGAAGAGACTTCATCCAAGCTTGAGGAGTGATATCGTTCCAGGAAATAGCAGCAGCTGTCAGAGCCATTCGCAGACAGCCATATCCTTGCCCGAAAGTGAACCCTGATTGAGCACTCTGGTCTGGCATTGAGTGAACTCGTTCAACCAATCCATGAACGTTTCCCCTCGATAGCTCAGGAAGCTTTTGAAACCATTGCCAAACGTCTAACTCTGATTCTGGCATTACTGAGTACCAGATAACTCTCTCGCATAACGCAACCAATCCACCTTGTTTTCCTGGATCAAGACCGATGTAAATTGGAGCCACGTCAGACTTCTCAATAACTCTAGGCATCACTCTTCCTTCAGCTTGAGTTCTTCACGACGGAAATGCAGCACCCGGTCACCGTATTTGTCCTCAACGGCAATCAGGTTGGGTTGATTGGGAGTTTTATCACGCTTCACCGTGTACTCCGTCAAAACGTAAACCTTGCTGCCCACTTGCAACCCGGTCTTTTTGGGTAGTACTTTCTTGACAACCTTCTTCATTACTTTCGGCATGTGGGTCTTTCTGAGGAAAAGGATAGGGAATCATGGAACGTCAATACAACATCGCCTTTGTATGTGGCGACCAGCACGTGTCCTGGCTGAAATTTTGTGGCATCGACGAATTTGACGATATACGCTGGAATCCAGGTTTTGCTTTCGGCCTTGATCTCCAGGTACCATACAGGGTCTCCTTGCCTGGTCTTGCTTGGACTTGGTTCATGGCCAGGGGAGAAACTTGGGAGTGTCGATCCTATTTTTTGTGGTTGAATGTCTTTAATTTTACTCAAATGGGACTCATGGATTGCCAATCTCAGTTCGTCAATGTCATCATTGATTCTAATAGCAAGCAACGATCCTTCTGCTCTAGTTATTGTAAAAGTCTTGTTGAATTGAACAACATCTCCAACTTTCATTGCTTGCTCCTTAAACTGGTTCAACAAACACGTCATCTGTTACAACTTCCAAGATCTGGCCTGTTTGCTCAAGAAGGATTCTTGCTACTGACACTCCTTCAAAGACAGCCCATTCTTGGAAGAACGCGAAAAAGCTCTCCTCACCTTCTCTCTGTATGCTAACCCTCATTCCCTTCTCTAGAACGCAAGGGATTTTCTTGGGCTCTGTCGGAGGAATCTCGACGTTGAAGTTGAACAGCTTGAGATTCTTGATCGGCTCCGTAGCAACAGGACCAACAGAAGATCCGTCTGTTGCTTCGAGATGCGCATACAGTCCTTCATTCGAGATTTGCGTAATCTTGTAGACACTGCTGATCTGGACGAGATCACCCTCTTTCATCATTTGCTCCTTGTTCTTTTGCTTCAAAACCTGTTGGAACTTCTTTCAGCTTCTTCTTGTGAACCAGGATTGGCCCGTTGTTCTCACCTGTCCTCATCTTGATCACTGGAATCGTCTTCTTTTCTCCAGTCCAGTACAACGCCAAGTGCGCTTTTCGAACATGCGGGATTTGCTCTGAGGAGAAATCTTTACCAATGCTCCACCCGTACATTCCTTTCTTCTTGGCTCGTGCTTGAGCTTCCTCCACAGATATCTCTTTGCCTCTGTCCTTTGTCAGTAAGTCGGGTGTCACGAGATTTCCTTGAGAGCTGAGCAACCCGAGACCAGCGATGAGCCTGAAGGATTTTGAGATGAACTCCAGAACCCTCATCATGTTCTTGTCGTTGTTGGCGATGTCCACCACACGTCCAAGAGCGTTCGTGAGAGTCTGCTTGATCGCTGCTTCAAGGGTATTCCCCTCTCTCAATTCTACTGCATAAGACCGGGTGCCCTGCTTCACGAAGTCTCTCCCGTCATCGAGCAGGACTCGAAGCTTGCCTGGAACAACCTGGATCACTGCTGATCTGAGGTGGATGTACTTGCTGTCTACAAGCTCTGTCCTGAACCATTCTTTGCTTGTTGGTAGCTTGATGCAGAGAACATCGACGGGGAACTTGATACAGGACGTTGGTATCTTGCTGAGATCCAGGTTCTCGATGTTGTCTATGATCGAAGGCCAGACGTTGTAGTAGGGTTTCTCTGCTTCAATCCAGTCAACGGTCAGATCCATCAAGACTTTGCTGGATCGGATCTTCTCTTCAGAATGTCCCTCTCTTCTCAGGAGAGCATCCCAGTATTCCACTGTCTGTCTAGGATTCATTTTTCTTGAGGAAGGAAACTCCTCTTGGAATTTCTTGATCAAGTTTGGAAAAGTGTTGAATTCCATACAATTCTCTCTAATTTTGTTAAACTTTTCACAAGAGAAAGCCGATAATAGAGGAGTAGAGATTTTCACTCCCAGTCGATCGGTGACAAGCAACCTTCACAAGTAGTCCAAGTATTTGACACAGCTCTCTGGCATTTAGGGCATCTTGGTCTTGCGCGCTTTCCATCAATCGACAGAATTCTCCCTCTTTTAATTGTAACAGGCTCTAGACCAATTAACTCTTCCCAGCCGAATCTGAGAATCTCATTACAACCTTTGCAACGATGAAAATTCTTTGAGGCAACAGTTTTACATTTGTAGCATTTTAGCTTTTTACCATCGGCTCTTTTATGAGGAAGATCCACGATCGACTTGAGAAGCTGGTCAAAACTCCTCGTCTCTCCCTGAAGAGAAATCAGATGTCCATGATTATCATGCTGAAGACCTTTAAGAGCCAACTTCACTTCATTGTAAGCTCGTCTTTTTGTGGTGGCTCTCGTGAGAAGACGATCAAGCTCCATGTCAGGTCGCCATTTTTGTGCTTGTTCCACCACTACCTCTGGAGTATCGGCAGCTTCATTAGGAAATCGAAGTACAACTGCTCCGCATTCTTCAATCCATTTGTCTCGATGCCAGTCGTAGTGTCTTCTATTGGCATGAGAGCTTCCATCAAATTCTACGGCGACGTGATTCTCTGTGAAGAAAAAGTCAACGATGTACCATCCAAAGATCATCTGTGGTCTGACTTGTCTGAATAGTCCAGAAGATTTGCAGTATTCCCAAAATGTGTTCTCTGCTTCAGTTGGTCTTTGTCTTAGTTCTGCTCTGTAGTCTGAGAGAGGTTTGATTATTCCGTGTTTATCAATGTTATTTCTTGTTTCTCTTCTCACAAGATTCTCCAATATTTGTAGTCTCTGAAAACGATTCCCCTTTCCCCAAGTCACATTGAATGTGTTCTGAGGTAGTCGAAAAGTTGTTCAAAGACTAGAAGTAGTCTCTGGTAGAGGGCGATACAGCCAGTTCTTCGTCTCCGAAGCAGGACATGCTCTACGCATCCCATTCCCCACGACGAGTAGTCGTAGATTCATCTTATCACGTGGAGAATTCTCTCTCGAGGAGATGAGTCGAAAAATATTTTAGAAAATTTTCAAAATTGTTCGCCTGGACTATTTACTTATTCGATCCACTGAACTATATTATCCTCGTCAACGCGACTGACGCGAACGAAATAAGTTTAAAGGAAATGAAATGTACAGCTCAGCGATTCTTCCAGTTGGCAGCGTGAATCTCAAGACTGGCGCTAACAAGATGTTTGGCCAGATTTTTGATTGTTGGGAAGATGGCACCAATATGCTGGTTCAGTTCGAGAAGAGTCTCAAGATCGTTCACACTTCCGGTTCAACTGGCGACGAAGTGGGAACTCGCAAAACTTACCATCACGATCAGACCATGTCAAAGTACGGAGAAGGAGTTACTTTGGCAGTTGCTCCTCACTCGTTGGAAGGTCTTCAGCAATTGGCCGCTCTCTCAGGAAAGAAGAGCCTTCCAATGTACACCTATAAATGATCGAGGTTTCCTCTGTACTTCCCCTGCGTGGGAGAGTCAAATGCAACTTTAACCAAGGAGTTCAAAATGACAAACAACGTTCGACGATTCGACAAGACAGACTGGTGCGGATTTGCAGGGGCGACGACCTTCGCGGACGGATCTGACCCGTTCATCGGAGAGGTCACGATTGAGGGAGTTGAGATGATCATCATCGGAGATGTTGGAGGTATCTCAGTAGTAAGCGATGGAGATACTCACTATGCGTATCGTTGGGACTTCGCTGCAGATGCAGATCAGGCGTTTGTCGAAGAGATGATGCAGCAGCTTTGTAGTTTCTCTACAGAAGAAGAATTGTTAGATCATGGATTCGTGAAAGATGAATTTTAGAGGTCATCATGGAGAACGGTCACAGAATCAACGTCTCTCGGTTGGACAACGGCACGTACAAGCACTTCTTTGACATCTGGGCTCCTCAGTCTCGGTACAGCGTAGACAAGGTCAAGGAAGTGGTTGCTGATCTTCGAGAGAAGTATGACGGGTTGGAGTGGAAGATCGAAGTCTCGATCGTAACTGTTGTTATTCGTCCTTTGAACAGATGAGGAGGTATCATGCCAAAACCAAAGAAGAAATACAAGTACACGACAGCAAGACAGGTCGGGGGAGACGACGGATACTGCTGGGCAGTGTTCGTGAACGGTCGAGAGAGGGTCAACGGTCTCACCCGGTCTGAGGTTTCCTACTACAGAGACAAATGGGAGAAGGAAGAGAGTGACAAAGCAGCAAATCATTCAACGCCTTTGGACTCTTGACGAGTACATCCAAGCAGGAGGTCCAGAGGCAGCGATCGCTCGACGTAGGTATGACGAATTGGTTCTCAAACTTGAAAGGACGAAAATGCCTCTTGACCAAGACTTACAAGAAGATGTTGACTTTCTTACACAAACAATTCGATGGCATTCATGGCCGTTCTGTCCGGTGAAGAAAGCTGGCGTTCCAGGAGAGTTTCCACAAGTCGCTACTTGCTATGATGCAGGGAATGACAGAAAGATTGTCTACTTGTGTAATATGCTCTCTGTAGCAGCCAAAGAGTTCACTTTGAAAGATGCAGAGAAAATCGAGTATGCCAATTCCTATGACATGGTTCAGGACGGCTGGCGAGTTGATTGAGACTTCCTCCTCACCCTCTCTGTAACAGGAGAGGAGACGGACGCAGCTTCGCGTCAAGACCCCCACCACCACAAAAAGGAATCGGCCATATGGTGAAAGTCTGTAGAACCCCAGCAATCAGTAGGCATATCTTCACGGCCAACGAATTGTCGGGGCATCCCGATGGTATCACTTACACAGCCAAGGAGTTGAAACGCAGAAAGAAGTACCGAGCGCAGAACAACCTTCACAGACCCGTCCACGAGGAACCAGCAGTCAAGCTGGACATTGGAAAGCAGGTGAATAGATGAAGCTGGATATCAATGAGATCAACAAACAGGAATGGGAGAGAGTTCGCTCCATCCTGACGAGTGACTCAGATCAAGCTTGGAAAAATGTAGAAGAGCATGAGAGTCTTCTCATCATGGCTGCTGCCGGATTGATCGATCGAAGCAACTATCCTGCTTATGATCGCCTGTTGAAAATCTGCCTGCATCTTGTAGTGGGTGAACTTGGATTACGAGCACTCAGAGTTGGATTAGGAGAACCCGCCAATGGTGAATGAAACGGTCAAGAAAGCTCCAGCGAAGAAGGCGACCAAAAAGGTTGTCAAGAAGAAGGTCGCTGCAAAAGTAGTCGAGGAGATTTCAGTCTCACATCACTCGACCGGTAAGCAGAAGCTCTACTCTGAGGGAAAGGTCGTCGTCTGCGTCGGTGAGCTCGCGTTGACAGCTGAGCAGGCCAAGACTATCCTCGGATGGCGAGAATGCGAGAAAGGAGAGCTCGCGCTTCTCACCGATCGAAACGGCATGAAGATCATCTGCACGAACAACAGAACCAACAGGCCGTTCTACAAGTCCAACGCAGAGGCCATCTGCCAGGAGATCTTGCGCGGCAACTGGGTTCTCAACTATGAGAACATGATCATCGGCGAGTATGGCAACGTCTTGTCGGCTCAGCATCGTCTCATCGGCTTCATCCTCGCGGTTCAAGAGTACGAGAACGATCCAGACAAATGGCCGTTATTGAAGGAGACTCCCACTCTCGACTGCTGCATCGCCTTCGGCTGCTCAGAGGATGAGAAGGTCATCAACACGATCGACACAGGCAAGACTCGATCTCTCAGTGACGTCATCTATCGCTCAGAGTATTTTCGAGATGTTCCCTCGAAAGATCGACGGTATCTCGCCAAGGCCTGCGACTTCGCGATCAAGCTGATCTGGTATCGCACCGGAGAAGACTTGAGCTGTGGTCTACGAAAGACTCATGCAGAGCTGCTGGACTTCCTCAGCACTCATCAGACGATCCTAGAATGCGTGAAGTACGTGTGGGAGGAGAACGACGGCAAGGACCTGATCACTCGATACTCTCGATCTCTTGGAGTCGCCGCTGGACTCCTGTACTTGATGGCGACGTCGAAGTCTGATCCGAAGAAGTACATGTCGAGGACTGAGCAAGATCTCGACCTGAGCAACCACGAGAAAGCTGAGGAGTTCTGGACCTGTCTCGCTGTCAATGACAAGAAGTTCCAGGCCGTGCGAAACGCGACCGCCAAGATCAACGGGAGAGGTGGAGCGATCGATGAGAAGATCGCGTTGATCTGTAAAGCGTGGAACCTGTACGTGAATGACAAGCCTCTCACTGATCATTCACTTGAGTTGAAGTATCACCACGATGACGACGAGGTCACAGTCTTGGCGGAATGCCCGACTGTAGGCGGGATCGACATCGGCAGTCCAGAGGATGACGTGGAGGACGACGTAGTGTCCACGGAATCAGACGAGGAATGATGATGACCCCAGTAGACGCCGCCAAGTTGATCGGATGCTCGATCTCTTACTGCCGACTG